TTTATAATATAAGAACGTTCAGCAGGGTTTATTTGAAAAGATTCAGTAGTCGGGTTATTTCCAATTTTAAAGAAACTGCTTAGGTTTATGTAATCGCCAGTAAAAGATATGTATACGTCACTTCCAGCCTCAAAACCAAAAGTATCATTAGAAAGAGTTACAGTACAATCTGCACCAATTTCATTAGGAACAACTAACTTTGCAGAAAATGAATTTGTGTAAGTCTTCCAAATTTTTCTGTGGGCAAAGTAACTTGTGAATTCTAACCCTTTAACAGTTAGTTCTCTTCCCTTAACGTTGTAATCTCTGCTCCAAAGAATTCCACCCCAAACGCAAGAATCGTTTCTCATTACGTATAAGCCAGTTTTTGCTGGCATAGTTGTCTCATAAAGATTTAAGTAAGAGGTGTCGTCCGTTACTGCTATTTTTCCAGAAAAACTTCCAGCAGATTTAATTGCTCTTGAATAATTGACGTCGACAAAAGGCACCTCTGCTATTACTTCATTTGTAAGTAAATTAGTCAGGATGTATTTGTATGACACAGTGTCGCTTGTTGCCATGTCTTATATTCTTTCCTAAAAGCGTCTATGTTTCATTATTAAAAGTTTAACCTATCCAGCCAGACCTGAAGTAGACACGCATGGTGCCGTCGCTGTTCCTTACTATTTCTCCAGGAGTATTTGCTAAAACAAGGTTGCTTGACCCCATAAGAGAGTAGTTTATGGAACCGCTACCAGTGGGAGCAGTATTGACCGTGAAAGCAGTAGCGTTTATCACACTTGTAATAAATGAGTTAGCCATTGCTGCTCCAGAGTTACGTTCTACAATTCTTCCAACATAGAACTCACTGTTAGTAGTAGTTCCAGTTATGGTTGTGTTTCCAGCAGAAGCCGTGCCAGAGGCGTTAAAGACTCTCAGATTTGGATGGAAGTAAGTAAAAGTAGTATTTGTCTTACTAACTATCGGATAAACTTCTTCAGCGTAAGTGTCTACTAGGCTTTGATGTACACGAGTAGTAGTTGTAATGTTTGCGTTTGTGTTAGCACCAGAAACGTAAGTAAAAGCAGTAGCATTGATGTTTGAGTACATTACCCATTGGCCGTCTAGGTCCCCTACTGCACCAGCACCGACAACATATATAGAATCTCCAACGGTGAATCCGTGATTAGTAGAGGTAACTACAGTGACTATGTTATTAGGGCTAGTTCTTCTAACGTTTGTGCTTGCTCTAGATTGTCTTAAAGCGGTGCTATCTACGGTGTAGCGAACAACGTCAGCATTGACGTTAGATATTTGTCGAACTCCGTCTACAGAAGAACTTAGTCCATACAAGGCAAGAGATTCTCCAGTCAACAGTCCATGCGGAGAATCAAATGCTACTGACACAGAGTTTCCTATAGTAGCCGAGTTAACAGCAGTTCCATCATTTCTAGTGAAATAGATTACTTTGTGTAGACGCTTCATGTAAGCATTGTCTACCACAGTAGTTGATACAGAGTTTGTGTTTGAACTATCAAAAGTTACTGTATACACATTGCTTGCCAAAGAAGCACTAATAAGTTGATAAGTACCATCTACAGAACTATCAACGTTACTAACAGTTACGTAGTTATTAGCAGAAAAAGATACGTAATTAAAAACATTTGTTGAATTTAGAGTGACTCTACCATTGCTGGCACGTTCCCAGTTATTGATTCTAACTGGAGTTCCAGTTGCAACAGCGTACATATTTACAGCAGAAGAAGAAGTGTCTTCGGAAATAATTTGCACGTGGTCGTTTGGTTGGAATCCGTGCTCGCCGTTAGTAGTTAGAGTTACTAAATTAGTTGTAGGATTGGTTGAAATAGAGTAAACGCCAATTTCTCCTACGTTATCGGTAGAAGCAATTGCACCAATACCGACCTCTGAAACGTTGACAGTTGCAGGTCTCTTAGTGAATACAATCTTGTAGTCGTCTTCGTCAGCCAGTTGATATCTAACAGCAGCATACCCATTAGCAGTGTTAGTACTAGCGACGTTGCCAGTAGACCTAGTTACATAAGTCATAGTATTAGCATCTACGTTAGTAACAATGTACAAGCCATCAACTACGTTACTTAGACCAGTGAAAAATACGTATTCGTTAGAGTAAAAACCGTGAGCAGTTGCATTTACAGTCACAACGTTTGCAGTTCTACTGTAGTCATAGACCTTAGAAACTTTTCTAGCCGTAGCACCTTCTGGTGCGTTAGTTGTATAAGAGTTACCGCTGCTAGTGGTCGTAAAAGATATAAAGTTGGCATTTACATTTGTTACTGCGTATAGTCCATCTACGGTCTTATCTATTCCAGACACAACAACGTGATTTCCAGTAGTGTATCCGTGAGAATTTACACGAGCAGTGACTACGTTTGCAGTACTAACATAAGTAACAATAGGCTTAGACAAATCAGTGTTGACGTTGCTAGAGACATTGCTAATTGTGACCGAGTCGCTAGTGCTGTAGCCGTGAGCATTAGTTGTGTAAAGAGTTACTGTGTCGGCAGTAGCGTTTGCTACAGTTTTGTATCTGTAAATCCAAGAAGTAGGGGCACCGCTGTCATCAAACTGAACTATGTTGTTGCCTTTACTGAGGGACACCCAATCAACTATGGCATCTAGCATTCCACGTTTTTGAGAACCATCTCCGTTAAACGCAACTTCTCTGTTTGAAGTATCAATCTCAAGAATGTCTGCGTCTCTAAAAACCGTAGGTACAGAGTTGGCAAACGTCTGAGCAACGTTAGTTATCGAATCATTATAAATTGTTGTGTAGGTAAACGCAAAGTTATTTACTACGCTAGCAACAGGGAAAGTTCCGTTAAGTTTTTTGTTGGTTATATTTTCAACAGTTCCAGTGACAGCAGTGCTAGTTATATTTCCAGAAGATGTAGTAGCAGTAAATGTGTTGTGGGCAGGTGTAGAGGCTACAGTCAGTTCTACGCCATCTACGTTAGCGTGGACGTTTGATACAGCAAAAACATCACCGATAGCGAAGTTGTGGGTTGCGTTTGTGGTAAATGTTGCCACCAAACTGGACACAACAAAGTTAGTAACTCCAAAGTTTTGCGGAAGAGTTATTTCTACTTCATCGCCCTCGGTCAAATCGTGCTTAGTAGTTACAGTAAGAGTGGATGTACCGTTAGCCATAGATTTAGCGTTTGCGTAGCGATACATCTTCCCACGAGTCGAGTCAATGATTGAAAGTAAATCGCCATTTGTTTGGTTAAAAATAGTAGCGTCTCCGCTAACAATCGGACCTTCTATTTCATAGACGGCACCGACAGGATAGTTACCCTTGTTATTGATTGTGACGTAGCCGTCTTGAGTTCCAGTAGCATTTTTTGGTTGAGTTTCAGCGTAGTCAGTAGTTAGACTATCTCCAAACCACTGGTACTTGATAGGGTCTACAGCGACTAGACCAATAGAAAATTGAATTCGACCACGAGCATTAACGTTGTCAATTCTAGGCTTACCACTTATACGTACCTTTACAGCCTTAGTGTAGTCAGCCTCGTTAACAACTAGCCATGCAGTAGTCCTAATTAGGTTTATTGCTTGAACCAAAGTATCTCTAGCAACAGTGACTTTGCTAGCGTCTGGTGGCAGAATTACGCCCTCAAGTGTCAAAATCCTAGAACGATAACGTCCTTTGGAGTTGTAACTTCCGTCGCCCCAACCTTTATCTAAATCCTGAACCTCGACGTCTGGGAGATTCCACCAGCCCTCGATGTCAGTGCAGACCCACACAACGTCGTTGTCGTCAATAGCGTTAAGTTGTAGGTCTCCAAGTTTTATATCCTTGCCTAGAACGGCTCCAGTAATATGCGGTCTTGGGACCTTAGTTAAGGCTCTATTGACAATTGCATTTTCTTGGCCTTGGTCTGGAGTTTGTACCATTACGACATCGCCCCTCTTCGCATCTGAGCAGAAAGTTCACGGCCAACCATGGCGGCAAGTTCTGCTTCATCCATTCCAGGAGCAGGGTTTACGGTGATGTTTACGGAGTTCATTAGAGAACCTCCACCTCCACCGACCATCGTGCCAGCGTCACCATTTCTTTGAGTAACTCCGTAGTTAATAGCATTAAGTAATGGTAGCGTGCGAGCAGTAGCCGCAGCGTTCACAACATACTCTCCGTTGGAAAGCATGGCTGGAATCTTGTCTGAGCGAGGACCGCCTTGACCAAATACTTGACCACCCGGAGCAAATTTCTTCAATACATTTCCACCGTTAGCAAATTTAGCGAACCCACCATTAGCAAATTTAATAAGTCCGCCGTCTTTATTTTTTGTAGTAGCAGTCACTGTTAGAGTAGTCTTACCCATTTCTTCGGCAAGTTTTTCTTGGAGTTTTGTAATTGAGTCGCCATCCCATTCAACTTTTTGTTTGATAGGTTTTGCGTCAGCCAGTCCTTGCATAATATCTGCAACCGTAATGCTTTGCTCCTGCATAATTTTACCAATGGTAGTTTTTCCAGCATCTAAACTATCTTTTAAACTTTTTATATATATGTCAGTGCTTCTTTTTGCACCACGCCTTGTTCTTATAATACTAAAAAGAGTTTCAGGGTCGGTTAAGGCACTTGCAAGACCAGCAGTAGTGTCAGGAATTACTGCATTAAAAGTTTTTTCCCAAGTTTTGACATCTTTCACACTTGAACTTGCAAGAGTTGAAACTAAATTTGCACCTTCTTTACCCATGTCAATAAGTGCTTTATAAGTACTGCCCTTGATACCCTTAGCCTGTACTTTTTGTAGATTGTCAAACCAATCTACCTGAACCGTAAGTTGCTTGTCTAACTCACCTTGATAACCCTTAAGGTCTACTACACCCTTTTTAGTGAACTTCTCTAGAGGAGCGTTTACATCAATAAACGAAGCCGCAGCGTTCTTTAATTTATTTGCTAGGAATTGCTGAGCCTCTCCAGCCTTAATTGCCGCATATGCTCCACGGGTCAATGCAATGTCAGTGTAGACAGCAATTTTTTCTTGCTCAGTCATTGCATCATTAACTAAAGCATATTTTTCAGCAGTTTCTTTTAGTTGTTCTGTAAAGGCTGGCTGTGCTTGTATTTGTGCCCGTAGTTGCTCTAAGTTTTGCTCTTGCGACAGACTATGGTCATACATTTCGTTGGCAAGCATAGTAAAGCCTCTTTGGGCTTGCTTCATGTTAACTTTAGCAATAGAACCTAAAGCACTACCTAAGTTTTTTAATCCTTCTTGATAGTTATTTTGAGTCTTGATTAATGCTTGCATAGGTGTTGGAATTAATCTTACAAATTGTAAAAATGGGACATACTTTCCTATGTCTATTCCAGCCTGAGCCAGCGGAATCCAATCAGCAATCCCGTCTTTTTGCAGTTTACCCAGTAACTTTGTTTGGGCACCTAGTTTATTTATGTCTGAAATTGAAGAATTGGCAGCAGTCCCAGTGGATGAAAGTGCTGCTGTCCAAACGCCTTGTGCATAAGCCGAACGCTGACTTGAACTTACATTAGCGTCAGTTAACTTTTTTAATTCTTTTTGAGTGTCAGAAGACGCTTGTTTCATTTTGTCATTTTGTTTGCCAATAGCCAAGGAAATAGCAGCAATACCTCCAGCAACTAAAGCAGCGATTGCAATGATTGGCCAAAGGGCAGAGTTGAGTGCAATACCAAAAAGAGTGACTGGAACTTTTGCTCCAGCAGCGGCTATACCCTGCCTAGCAATAGAAGCAGTGACAGTGTCTCCTGCTTTAGCAGCAGCAAGAGATTGAACTATTTGAGTTTTTTGTGCTGCTATGTTTGCATTTTTGGCAGCAGTGTTTTGTATCTCAGCAATAGTCTCTGCTTGCTTTGCTGTAAGTTTTTTTCCGCTAGCGACTGCATCTAAAGCAGAAAGCATTTGCTTCTTTTTAGAAGCAGTGAGGTTAGCATTATTTGCAACAACGTTTCTGTACTCTGCAATAGTTTCAAGACCTTTAGCAGTTAAAGTTTTTTTAGATAATGCTAAAGATAAGGTGTCCGCAATGTTTTTTTGTTTTTGTACTGCAATTTGAATTCTTTGAGCAATAATCTGTTTATAAGACAGGGCAGTTAAAGATACTATTCCACCACGTAAAATTCCAAAGGCACCTACAACAAGCATTCCTGCCTTTTTTAATAGCAAGAAACCTGTAACTAAAGCACCTATTACACCAGTCATAGGTCCAAATAATCTCATAACGTCACCCAAAGCAGAGGCAATTTGAGCAAACACAGTGAATATTTCAGCCAAAGCGTCAAAGTAGGCTTCTAACTGAGCACCGTCGCTAAACTCTTGAAGAATTTGGAGAATAGCAACTATGACTCTTGCAAAAGCAGGACCAGTGGCAGTAACAATATTTTGCAAAATAGATTGAACGGAAGAGGTTCCCTGCCCTAATATTGTCCAAAATTCTTTAACACCGGGGTCTCTTCCAATGTCAAAAAGAGCCTTACCGAGTCCACTAAATGCCCTAAAAATGGCCTGAGTATTTTCAACCATAGGCAAAAGTTTTTCGTTTAGAGTTAGGCCATCTGCACCCATTTTAAATTCTCTAAGGCTTTCGCTACTCTGCTTCATCCAGTCAAGGAATTCTCTACCAGCAGAGCCAGGCCCAACTTGACTCATAACAAGACGTTTAAACGGCTGAAAAATATTACTTAAAAGTCTTCCAAAATCTGCAGCGGAGTCACCAGCGTTTTTAAAAAATGCATTTAACTGCCCAAAGTTTTTCTTAGAAGCATCTCCAAGACTAAAAACTTTTCTATCTAAGAAGTGTACAAGTCTTCCGATTAGAGGGTCAGCAGCCTTCATCAATGTCATAAAGTAGCCAAAGAAGTTTCCAACTACACGACCCATTGTCCCTAGGGTTCTGCCAGTAGATTCAAAAAATGCTGAAAGATTTGCTCTATTAGACGGGTCAAACATGGTGCCAGCAAATTCACTTACTGCTTTACCTAGTCCCTTGCTGACGTCTTCAAACCCTCTAACAAGCATGTCGAAGTAGCCACTATCAAAAAGGACTTTCATTTGCTTTGTAAGTTCAGGTAAGAAGGAACTTGCTGCAGCCTCTGTAAGTTCTTTCATTCTTGGCTTTACAGCCCTTAGGTACTGAGCAAATGCTACTTGGCTTTTGGTAAGTTGAGCCATAGGGTCTGGACCAGCGTTTGCAGCAGCCTTTTTTGGATTTGCAAGTTCTTCTTGCAAGTCATTATTTTTATCCCTAGCACGTCTGTAGGCTAGTTCCGCCTGTTTGAAGGCTAATTCTGCTTCACGTCTAGCCCTGTTGTTAGGTGGTAAGTCTTGAACACGAGCAAGAGTTTCTCTAGCATTCTCTAATTTAAGAGCAGCACTTTCTTCGCTAAGAGCAGCCTCTTCAGCGTCAAACGCAAGTTGTTGCATTTCTTCACGAAGTTCACGTAGGCTCTTTGTTCCAACGGTTCCAGTATCTTGAATGGCTTGCGTAATGCCCTTGAAAGCCATCTTGCCAACCATGCTAGCGACTTTTAGTTGAGCCATCACTCCTACAAGAGCAATACCAGAAGTAGCAGCACCGACTAACGTTCCAGACAGAGCACCTAAAGCACCGATAAGTGCGGAGACGGAGGTGAGGGCAGCACCGATACCTGCTTGTACAGAGTAACCTCTACGCATTAATTGGAAGAACGCTCTTGCCGATTGAGTCGCTTGGTCACGCATTGTGTCACCAAAACCTTGACCAAAAGCATTACCAGCAGACTTACCTTCTTTAGTCGACTGACCCTTAACGCCATCAAAGCCGTTAGCGATATCTTTTTTAATTTCAGTTGTGATAGCACGTACTAAAATATATGCTTCACCGACTACTGCCACATTCTCACCTCCTAACTATCCACTCTTAATTATTTTCCTAGCCACCAATAGGTGCGTCTAAGACTCCACCAAACGGGTCACTATCATCTGCACTAAAGTCAGTAGGTGGAAAATAAGGTTTTACATTACTTCTTTGAGTAGGGTCAAACGCTTTAAAGTCTTCAGTTTCTTCTACATCAAACTCATTGCTTTTTTGAAAAACTGTGTACCTGTATGGAGCGTTGTACATACTTTTCCAAATAGCAACTCTGCGAGTTTCTACCATCTGTGCTTGCTCTTGAGAAACGTAATTAATATCTTCCTCATATATGTAATGGATAACGTCAAGCATGTCCGCTGCATCCATTTCTGCCAATTTAACTTGGCTCATCAAGGCTTTACCGTTTACGTAATACCAGAGGTCTAACGCCCAAGTTATTAGACTTCTGGTTGCTCTTCCGGGCGGTCACCATATTGTTCTAGTAGCCATCCAGTAATTTCAGCCAATGTTTCAACTGAAACAATCTTGTCTGGGTCATCAAGTAGAGCGTCAAACTTTGTGTAACTCTCTGGCTTTAGCACCTTCTTAAAGAAGACTCTTGTAACCTTTGCAGTGTCAGAAGCGTTTTCAGAGTTTGCCATCTCAACAAACTCAAGTAGAGCCTTACCCTGCATACGTGGGTAGCAGTGGAACTCTTGGTCGAATAGTTTAAAGGTTAGAGGCTGGTCAGAAACGTTCTTGTCATTTCCACGGCCAAAATCTTTGAATCTAGCAGTCATTTGTTTTTAGTTCTTTCTCGTGTTGTCGTGAGTTATTAGATACGGTATGCATCCATAGTCAATTTTACTATGTATAAAAAAGAGTGATTTATTTGATACCGTACCTAGAACGCTGTCCGGGCTTAGGAGTGTACATAGGAGTCCTACCAGCACCTCTAAAAAACTTAAGTTGGTCGTAGAGGTATCTATTTCTTTTAGTCCCTGGGTGGTTGACTAAGTTAGTCCTAACTAGCCTTAAACGGCTACCACTCTTACCGCCACCTCTACCCATAAAGACAAGTTGATTGTCACCCTTTGGAGTGATGGTGTGTGGCTTAGTGCCCCTATGTACCATGAGAGCGTATGGCACAGTCCAAGAACCGACCATTAAATATTGACCTTTGGTGTTTAAATATCCAAGATGTTTTTTGTGGATAGATTTAGCCAGACGTCCAGTACGCCAAGGTTTCTGAGGCATCTTACGCATACGGTTTTTGGCCGCTTTAGTTGCTAACTCACCTTGCTTATCTAAGTACTTCCATAGATAACCATCTATGGTGTGAAATTCACGATAGTAACTTACAGCATGTCTATCCCAAGACATGTGGCTAAATTTATATGTGTATACAGTTTTAGTAGAAGTTCTACCTCTACCACCAATTTTGATAGGAGATAATTTAGGCGGTTTTGGTGGACGTCTACCTCTACCTGCTCTGGCAACCTTACGGCCACCCCAAAGAATCCAACTATCTTTTAAACCGTAAGGCATTTTAAGGAACTGCCATCACAACGTTGAGTACTGAGGTAACAAATCCACCTTCAGGCTCACCAATTTCAAGTGTTGCAACAATACCAAGGCCGTAACCAGTGTCATCCCACATGTCAAATTCACGCAAAGATTCCATAAGAATCCAAGCGTCAACTACAGATATCTCACTGCTTTCCTGAATTTTGGTTCCAGAAGGTGGTCTACCGCTTTGACCCACAGTAGGGATTTCACGAGAGATGCTGATAGCAACTGTCGCACTTCTAGGTACGTTACAACGCTGAGGTTGTGCTACTTCATCACCGGGCGAACCTAAGTACATGCCCATAAAGGACACGACTACTTGGTCGCAATCAACTGGTGGCTGTCCGATGTTCCAGTAACGTCGGTTAGGGAGCGGAACGTTGTAAGACTGAAAGACTGACTCTACTCTTTCGAGTATGCCGTCCATCATTACTTTTAGACGGAGAGCCTCTTCAGTAAAATTTGCTGTTACTAGAGGCTGTGCCATACTTACTCTGCTTCAGGCTCTGCTGGTGTTACAGTCTCTTCGACGACAGGAGCCTCAACGGCTACGTCTTCTACTACAACTGGAGTCTCGACTACTACCTCTTCGACTACAACTGGCTTCTCTTTTTTAACTGGCTTTTCTACCTTTTTAGGGGCTACTGTTGCTTCTACCTTCTTGCCTGTGTTCATAGACGCAGCGGTGAAGTTTGTCTGAATGTGTGCCATTTTTTGACTTTCTCTAGTAATGGATATGTTTCTATTGTAAAACTATATGACTGTGTTGATTTTTAGGTTTCCGCTAGTAATCAAGACAACGCTGCTATTTGTGTGAGTTGCGTACAAATCCCAAGACCCAGGGTCAATTCTTCCCAAGACATTGTTGGCATCATTGTAGCCAATCGTGAGAGTTATTGTAGAAGCATTTGTATTTACTGTGGCTGAGGAAGCACCTAAGTCTTTAGAGTATAGACCTGAGTAACTCTTGGCTGTAAGGCTTGGAGTCCAACCAGCCTGTGACGTAAGAAAAGTTGCGTTTATGTTAGAAAGCCCTAAAGTCACAGAACCAGTAGAAGTTGCACCTGCATTTACCGTAATGTCTTTAGACACATTGGCTGTATAAACCGAAGCCTTTGGATTGTAGCGGCGTCCTCTAGGAGCGTCAACTGAGAACACTTTAGCCTTAGCACGTGCTTTGTCAGGGTTTGCAGTCTTAAGGAACAAATCAATTGCGTACAGACCAGTACGAACGTCATCAATAAAGTCTTGACTATCAAGGATTGTGTAAGACACACCTTGACGAGAAACAGAAGTAATACGCTGTGGCAAGGCACAATCTTCGTCATTCCACAACTTAGCCAACTCGATGGCTAGTGTACGAGCAGCCATTTTTCCAGAAGTTGGAGGTGGAGCACCGTAAGAATAAGTGATTTCAGTATTACAAGGAGTCCAAGGAGCACCAACAGAAATTTGAATAGTCGAGTGGTCCACTAAGTAATAGTAGGAAGGGTCTAGAACCTCACCAAGCCTGTTGCGAATAGAGTGGATTTCTGTCACAGGGCCACCACGCAATTTAATACGTGATTCAGGAGAAATACCATCTACAGTTAAAGAAGAGTATTCATCAAAATCAAAATCTGATTTTGGAATGTTATAGACGCTACCGTTAAACAGTAGAGCGTCAGTAGTACGAACAGAGTCACCCATACGTCCACGACGAAGCACACAGGTATAACGTTCTGTAACAGTTGTTACGCCAGAGAATTTACGACCAGACATAGCCCACAGTAAATAAGACGCAGTCTGAGCAGCCTCTTGTGCAAACTCAGTATTAGCGTAGTCGCCGAGTTCTTCTGGTTGAATCCAAAGTGCTGTCATTTATAAATCCTTAAGTAAGAAGTAAGGCGACGTGTTTCGGAACATTTAAGAACCAAAACACGCCGCCTTTCTTAATCCAGTTATTAACTCTCGTTCGAACGAATTACGAAGTCGACGTTGTTGTCTGGGTTGTAAACGATGCTTCCAGGCACGTTGTAAGCACTTGCACTGTTAGCAGTTGCTCCACCGTACTTAGTATCTAGAGCAGCGGTAGTAACAACAGAGTAAGAAGGTGCTTCAGTTGCCTGGTTAACCACTGTGACACGACTGAACTTGTCTAGAGTAGCAGTTATAGCAGTGGCTCCGACGCTGTCAGTTGTGACATAGGTAAAGGTAGTTGCATTAACGTTAGAAACAGCAACACCAGCACTGTTGAAGGTGTATACACCATCAGTGTTGGTACGAGTGTCAAACAGGTCACCAGCACCGCTGATTGTAATGAAGTCATCGTTAGCAATACCAGCAGCAGTAACGTTGCTCATTGTCACAGTAGCAATGTTAGCGTTAGCAACAATGCTTGTAATTGTTTGAGAAGTAGCACCTTGGATTCCAGACTTAGTAAAGAACACTGACTCAGGGGTGTTGTTTGCAGAATCTGACCAAGTGTAGAAGCCCTGTAGTGATACAGGTGCGTAAGATGCACGTGCGTATGAGTACGGACGCTCTGCAGCAACTGGGAACTCCCAGCGACCATCAGGACCTGCACCAAAGTTAGGGTTACCTAGACCATAGCCTTCGAATGTGTTAGCAAGCATACCGTTTTCAATAACACGGTCACCTGACTGACGCATCTTGGCGTATGGGAATACCCAGTGGAAGTACGGAAGTGTAGCAGCACGCTTACCGCCCTTAACTGCGTGTGACCAACATTCAATGGCTACACCATTACCTGCTGGGTCGTCACCAACACCCGGAGCAGACCAACCAACAGACTTAACTTCACCGTTAACGGTCTTGCGAAGCAAGAGACCGCCAGATAGAAGTTGAGATAGTTCTGGGTCTGGCTCACAGATAGCGAGTTCCATAGTGATACGTTTTAGTGTGTCTGGTGCTTTGTAAGAAACACAGATTACACCGTTGGCACCCTTTTCAGTGATTTCTTCGCCTTCTTCGTATTCTGGTGTAAATGAAACACGCATGAAAGCAGATGTGGTGTATGAGTCACCAGCACCGTTTAGTAAATTACCAGCAGCATCTAGACGAGTGACACGAATTGACACACCCTGAATGCTTGCTGCATAGTCTTGAGTAGGCATTACCTATTCTCCTTAGTTGTTATGCTGTTAGGTCAACCCGAACAGCGAGGTGGATGGATGTACCAAAGTAAACCGCTGCAGGGCGGATTGCTTTGATACGCATGTCATTCGCATTACCCGACACATCATAAGCCTGACTTAGATTGTCGTTTACAACATCAATGTCGCCCAAGTAAACTCGGACGTTTCCTGTGCCGTAAATCCATTTTGCAGAGTTGGTTCCCAACTGCTGAATAAAACCAGTAACCGCTTCTTCAGAACGGTTAGTGGCACTTGCAATAGTAATTGTTACTGTGTCAGCGTCGGCTGCGGTAACAACTGCTGTAGAAGTAGAAGACTGGTTAATGTTTGCTCCAACAACAGAATATTGAACAGTATCACCAGCAATTAAGTAGTGTGGAGTAGATGTGTTGATGGTCAGCGTAGTGCTACCGCTAATAGTTGCAGTAGCAGCCGCAATACGAGGACCATCGCCACTGTAGCCAGAACCAACAATTACTGGAGTGCCACCCATAGTTTGTAGGTGGTCCTTGTCTTTTTCGTGAAAAAGCATGTTTGAGTTACTTGAAAGAAGAGCAACTACGTCGCGAGTTGCGTGAATAATTCCTTGCTCACCTGCGTGAGATGCAATAGCAATTCCGTGCTCTAGCACTGCTAGTGCACGCTTAGAAGAAAGTGCAACTCCAGAATTCAAAACGGTAGCACTACTACTAACTAAAGCCTTGTTGTCATCGCCCTGTGCAATTCTAATGTCGCCATTCCAAAGTTCACGCTCTATAGATTTTTGACTTACTCCCTCAAGTTGACGCTTTAGACGTGCAATTCGGTCAATACCAAGGAAACCTAAAGTTGAACGAACTTCGTCTAGTTCAATAAAGAAAGGCTTAATTTCATCGTAGTAATTAACTGTTGCGTTATTTACTAATACGTAACTGCTTGTGTCAGTATCATCCCAATTTGTAAGAGTGTCTACAGTTGTCTCATATTCCTGAGAAAATCCACGAATCCACATGTCTTCGTTATTAGAGTTTTCAGGCTTGATTACAGCGAGTAGGCCAAAAGCGGAGGGCACAATTTTTCCAGCCTCTACAACGCCATTCTTAGGGAAAGCCATTTTAATCCTTGTCTAAAATTTATGGGGTAGGGAGTGGAGTCCGAAAACTCCACCCCCCAACCATGAGGTTTTTACTCCTCGATTGCTGCGGCGGTTGCACCACCAGTGGTGTCGCGTAGAGCGGCAGCCACACCGTTGATACTTAGTGCTGTAGTAATCTTCAAAGACTCAACGCCAACAAAGGCAATGGCTTCGAATGTTTCAATGAACATCTTGTAGTCGTTGGTGCCGACTAGAGATGAGTCACGGATGATACCTAGGTCAAGTGTTCCACCATCTAGGAAGAGGAATGAACCCTCTGCGAATAGGTACCAACTAATGCTGTCTGGGAACTCCAGCAACTTAGCGGATGAACCCTGCTGAGCACCAAACGAACCTAGGTCGTGTGAACCAACCATGTCAACGTTGCTTCCAGCAAGGTAACCCTTGATTTCTGCTTCGCCAACACCTAGGGTTCCATCGCCCGGCATGTTTAGAGCAAGGTCTGCTGCCATAGCGTCGTAAATCCATGTTGGAACAATTGCCTTTAGGCGAGTTCCAACATCGATACGGTGACGGCTACGGTAAGCAACTGCTGCCTTACGAACCTGTACCAAGAAGTCACGAGCAAAACCAATTAGGTTAGCGGCTTCGGTAGTTGCTACGTGAGCGTTTACCGCAGTCGATGCTGTCTCAATCTTGCTTATTAGGTACAACTCTGCTTCACGAGCGTGCTGTACTAGAGCCAACTCGTTGTGACGAGCGATTAGTTCTGGGTACGCACGAGTCATCAAGTTACCGAACTGTAGTTGTAGAGTAACAGCGTCAGTTGCGACGGTGTTCTCTGCTGCTGCAGAAACAGTAAGCGAAGACTTGCTTGCTGGTGATGGAGTAGTTGCTGAGTCGTTTGCGGCTGTCCACACGCTTACTGCTGCGTCATAGTCGTAAACGGTGCCGCTAGAGTAACGAACCAAGGTAGGAGGTGTTACGAAGCGGATACCGCCACGGTCAGCCTGAAACTTTGGAAGTGCGTCACGTACTGGACGGTCAGTGGTTGAACCGAGACCAAAGATGTCGTACTTAACCTCGAAAGGTGCAGCGTGACCACCAGAAGCAACAAGTGCCTCAGGGCCTACGACAGCGTTTACCTTTAGAGAGTTCGCTTCTGGGTCGGTTGTCAGAGTGCGTTCCTCTGGATACTGGGTGGCGAAGGATGCAACGATGTGCTGCTCTCCATCTCCTCCGTTGACACGACGAAGCGAGTGGAGACGCTTCTCCATTGCTGATGCAACTTCGTACATGTCATTGATTGTGCTACCTGCTGTATAACCAGGGATGTCGGCACCAGCGGTAATTGCTACACGTGCTGGCTCCGAAACCTCGATTACAGGCTGACGGTCAGCCGGGACTACTGGAGTCTCATCTGCTGATGCGGTCACGGGAACCTGTTCTTCCTGTTGAACTTCTTCAACGATTGGGGTTTCAATTGGTGTGGCTTCTGGCAAAATTTCTTCGCCTTCGCCCGAGGCTACGGTAGCCTCAATTGTTTCGGATGAGAACTCAGAGTTCTCCTGTGTGATAGCAGACGCTTCTTCGGAATCAGTTGAGGAATAAGACTTCATGTCTTTCTTGTCCTCGTCTTCATCTTCGGTGGCAGGGGTCTCTTTAGAATCTTCCTCAGAACCATACTCAACTCCATATTCCTTTTCAGTCATACGCATGTCGGTTGGTACATCGGTTTCTTCCATTGGAGCATCAACTTCTGATGAAACTGGCTCGTCTGAAGGAACTACTTCCTCCATTGGAGCGACATCTTCACCATAAGTGCCTGTGTCTCCCTCGCCCTTAACACGCATGGCTGCTTCGGCGGCTCTGGAAGCAAGTTCCTCGGCGGCAGCCTCACGACGTGCAGTTTCACCGCGTACGGTGTCTAGCATGTCTGCGAGTGAAGTCATAGCGTCAACTATCTCAGGAGTAGGCTCTTGACCCTCAACCATTTCGAATTCGCTTACGATAGCGGTCTGAAGTTCCGAGACTTGCTCGTCACTAAGTTCAGACAGGCTATCTACCTGCGACTTAATTTGGTCCACTGTTCCTCCTAAGGACAGTTTGTATAGATGGATTTCACCTATACGCTTTCGGTACAAGGTAAAGGGACTTTACGTACGGACACGCAAGGCACTCCACCTAGTTTTATTTTACAATAGATTTCTATTGCTTATTATTTAAGTAAGGAGCCTCAGGAGTTTAGACATCTGGGATGAAATCTCACCCTGACTATAAACCTCTGAGCCACTTCTAAATGCTGCCAAATCTGCGTTAGCAATTTCGGCGTCATCCTTACCTATTTTTGCCTCAACTCTGTCCATCATGCTATCCATGAGGTTTTTTAGAGAAGGCGGCAAATCTGAGTATCTAACCTTCTGGGCTTGGTTATTAAAGCCAAGCGGTAGGTTAGAAATAACTTTTCCTAGTTCAGATGCAGAACTACGCACGTTTTCTAGGGAAACTTTGTTTAAAGCACCAGAATCTAGTCTGTCCAAAATGTCTAGAAGATTTACTGCTGCTCCAGCAGATTCGACATAGTTGCCGATTTCATGCAGGTTTTCAACATATTTTGCTTCTTCAACAATGTCTTGTAGACCAGATGTTCCGAGGTCTTGCTTTAAACGAGCAAGAACCTGACGGAACTTTCCAGCATCGTCACGCGGTTGAGTCTGTGGAGTGTATTTGCCGTCTACTTTTAGACCGCTCTCCACAGTAGGGGAATTAACATCCTCTACGTTTTCAGGCTCAACCGCATCAGATTTTGGGAATTGCTCACCTTCTAGTGGCTCTTCAGGCACTACTGGCTCAACAGGTGCTGCTACCAATCCAGAGAACTCTGCAATCTTTGAACGCATAGAATCTAAGTGAGTGTCAAACTCTTCAATTGATGCAGTCTTCCAGTTGTCAGGAATCAATTTGCTCTGCTTCAGTTGACGAGCACGCTTAATAATGTGACGACGAACCTTAGCACGGTCACCCTTCTTAGAACGACCATAAGAACTAATTGCGTTCTTCAAGTCTTCTTCGTTACGAATAGGGAATGAACCATCTGAAAGAGCCTGACCTTTTTCTGCCAAGTCTTTACGCTCACGACGAGAGACAAATGCAAAGTCATCTAAGTACTCTAGATTCTCATCAAAACGTGAAGATAGTTCAGCCATTCTGCTTAGCAATGCATCATTCTTCTGAGCCTTGATGTCAGCAAAAACTGCTCTAGCAGATTCAGCCTTAGCAACTAATTCAGAGTTGCTAGTCATCTCTAGACGAGCAAGTCTGTCGCTCAACTCAGTTAGTGGGTCGTTCTTCATCTTGGCTAGTGTCGCTGCACCCGCTGCAACCAGAGCCATAACAGCACCTGAAGCAACACGAGCACGAGCAACTGGGAAGCCCGGAACGTTTACCTGACATACAGCGACAAGTTCTAGTGAGCCACGGATTGGACGCCAGTCACCAGAAGGTGCTGATGCACGCAAAGCACGAATCTGTTCTGGAGTAGTTCCTGGTCTTAAAGAACCAGCAACCCAAATACCATGGCGGTCTTCACCTGCGTGGACATCTGCTACTGCTGAAGCGGTGTCGTCATAGTGACGAACAGCCTCTTCTGCACTTGCTTGAAGTGATGCGTGACCACCAGCGAGAGTTAGTTGACCAACCTGAGCATCTGTGCCACTATCGGTGCGAACAACACCAGTGTGGAAGTATGCGTAGTTGCTACGGCTTCGTGGTGGCTTTGTACCGTACGCCATACCAATGTGGTCAACGTGCCAAGCGGCAATATGACCGAACACTCGTCCGTCGTCAGTAACTGTTAGTGGTGTAGCCTTATCCAGTTTTGGATTGGCAAACCACGCTGTAGGCGGTGTGACGGGGATTGCTCCAGCGACAAAGCCACAAGCGACGAGGCTCTGAGCGTCTAGAGAATCTGCATCATCCGCATAGATTCCATCGGAAATCAATGGTTCCTCCTGCTGATTTTCATAAGGCTCTTCAATTTGAAGAGTTATTTTGCATTCTTGGAACGCTGGTTTAGGGACGATAGTTACGCCCATAACGCGTGCCTTGTTGATAGTGATTTTGTCTTTACCTAAAGTTTTTTTAGAGTTCTCTGAGTCCTCTTTTGAAGATTCAGACTTCTCTTCAACGGCTTCAAATTTGTCCATATCAGCCGATACGCCACGAATGAATCCGTTTTGCAAAAGTCGAACCACTTCTCGTGCGTGGTTACCAGTGTCAAAAACACCGTAGGCGTTCCCAATACCATTGTCGGTTCTTTCCATGTAATCGATTCGACCAACTACTACGGAACCATTGTGGCCGTCTGCTGTTTGAGTTTGCCACATAAGAGGCAGTGGAAGTTCACGGAAAGTAATAGCACCTTTCTTAAAACTTCTGCCATCGCCAGATTCTAGTTCTTCGGGGATAACTAGGGGGATAGAAAATTTAACTTCTTGAGTTGCTGGTGCAGATGCTGTCAAAGCAAATCTGCTCTTAGCCATATTAGCCTTAGCAATTAGTTGACTAAGTTCTACAACCTTTTCACTACTGTTAATTACCTCGGTGCTGAAAACGTTTTTACCAGAAAAGTTTCTTCCATACATTTGAAGGTGTTCTCTGTCACCAGTCCACATCCCAGTCATCTCTTTGTGACGTAGAGCACAGTAGCCCTTAGAACGCATACCGATGTACTTTGATAAATACTTAACGCATCTAGTCCAGTCTCCACCGCTGTTCCAACGAATCTTCGCAGCACCCTTACCTACAGTCCAATAGCGACGCAACTTCTCAGCGTTTCTACGGTTTCTATTGATGTTAAATCCACTAGGTGGGCGAGCACCAGCAACCAAAGCGTATTCTTCATCGCTACATTTGGCTAGTTCTTTTAGTTCAAAAACAATGTCGTCTTCTGGAGTCCAGTGGTGGTCATAGATATCATCACTGTCACGCATAATTTTAGGTAGAGGCATCAACATATCTTCGTCAGTTATGACAGTAGGTTTGCCAATATTCTTAGCCCACACTTCTTCCATGATGAACTCGTTTGTAGAGTTCTCTCTTCCTGGATTTAGTTTGCTTCCAGTGTAAACACCTGTTGCATCCTTGTGACGAAGTTGACAGTAGCCCTTCGCACGGACACCCATGTACTTACTTAAGTAACGAACGCAACGCTTCCAGTCACCCGGAGTGCCCCAGCGAATCTTGGCAGCACCCTTACCTTTAGTCCAATAACGTCTTAATTTCTCTGCATTTCCCCTGTTTCGGTCTGCACCGCCAGCAGATAAAAGTGCTTCTAAATCTTGCTCAAAAGCCTCTTCCAAAGCAAATTTCATAGCACTTGGGCTAGGTCCCCAAAGAACCATAAGAGTGTGGTCCAAAGCATTAATTCCAGAAGCCTGAAGGCCGTCAACCTGAATCAAAACATCATTCAAAACTTCAGGGTCGAGAGGGACAACTGGTGGAGGAGTGGCTGATTTCAAATCATTTAGAAACTTAGGTTCACGTTGCCATTTCTTCTCACGGCGAACGTAAGTCATAGGCTGAGTTGAAGTTGCACTTGCTGGAACAATGCTAATTAAGTCAAGAACTGCACGAGGGTCATCTGGTGCAACAATCGCTAAGTAAACAGGTGCTACGTCAGACGGTTGTGGGCCAGCAGCAGCGACAACAGGCTTTGCCCAAAGCGGAGAGTCAACCTTTACTTTAGAGGGGTCTTCTTGCTTTTGCTTCCACTTCTTAAGTAGCGGATGTACGCTGTCTTTTTGCTCTTCGTCTTCAAACTCAGAGTCGTCCTCCCATGCCTTTTCCCCATCTTCTTTATTAGCAAGGCTGGTCAGGTCATTGCCAAGAAGTGCGTAGTTAGGCATATCGTCAATAATTTTTTTGCCCGGATAGTTCTTACGGCCAAACTTGTAAATTTCTGGTTTTTCAAAACGCTTAAACTCTGCACGTTGACCAGCGACCCAACCATCCCAGTCTTTGAGGAGAGAGTGTAAATCGTCTGAAGTTAAAGCAGGAAGAGTGCCAGGCAAAGTACCTTTAGTACCCTGAGGAGACCTAGGCTCACCTAAGATTCCAGAAACGTCTAGAGGTTTTTCAAAATCATCCGCTACAACTCTTTTCTGTAGCAAACTCTGAGGTTTAGAAAGTTCAGTCTGCTCGTCTTTAGTTGATTTTGCGTCAACGTTTATAGTCTTACCGTTGTCTAATTCTACGCTCAATGTCTTGTCTGGGTTTACTCTGGTGATTACACCACGACCGTTTTCCCTGTCACCACCAACTACAACTCGACCACCTTGCTTAGCAAACTGACCACTGCCGTCTCTAACCTGACTTGAGGCATTTTTTGAACGTTCTTCAGGAGTGTATACCCCGTCATTTTTTACTGTACTCTTTAGTGAAACTCCGTCACCAGCAGCGGCAGTGACTACAGAATCAATAAATTCAAATTCTTCAGACAAGTCTGACTCAGCAAACATTTCTGCTTCTTCTTTTTCAATATCACCGATAGAGATATTTTTAAAAGGATTAGTCTGCATTCTGGCACAAATTGAGATAGCAGAGTCTGGGTCAATCTGAACGTGAGATTTTTCACAAGTGTCGTAAGGGTCGTCTAGGGCTTTGTCATAAGTCCAAACGTCTCCCTCAATATGGCCTAGGTCGTCCCAAGTACCATCATCCCAAACGTAGACGTGACCACTAATGTCAATCTTGTAGATGCGGTCAATGCCAGAGCCGTCCATGCGTACTCTTGCTAGGAACTCTGGAGCAGCGGTCTCATCTATTTCGGTAGCCTTAATAAATGGATTTAACTCAGCACCGTATGCTTCATAAAAACCATCAGCCCTAATTGGCTTTTTGTTTTCACGTTCAACGATTGCCTTAGCCCAACGCCAAGCGGCGTCTCCGCCCCAGAGTGCCCAAGCAATTCGTCCGTTAGAAGGGAAGTTATCTTGTCCCGGCTTCCAGCCTTTGCCCTTCTTGTCGACTTCGTGTCTTGGGAAGTATTTTGCGATGTGACGTACTTTTTCGATACCAATCTGTCCACCCTTAGCAAGAGTGCGAGCAGTGTTTAGACCGACAGGGGTGCCACCACGCTTGTGTTCTTTACGCCACTCTAAAGCCTTTTTTGCTTCGGAACGGACTCCAGTTGGTATGGTGTATAAACGTGCCGAAGCAGTTAAAGCGTCAGTTTTAGATGGCTGAATGTTCTCCAAAGCGTGCTCAGCAAAGTCTGCTAATTCTTCAGACACTGGCTCGCTGGATAGTGCCCACTCCTTGGAGTTTAATATATCTTCTTCGGTACCAAATTCTATGAGCATACCGAGATTGGCATCTACAACTACAGCCATCTCTCCACTAATAAATAAGGCTAAATTGTCCTGTCTACCAAGATATACAGGAGTAGATAAGTTAGAGTCTTGTTCCATCCCTATCCCTTAACCTTAATAGTGTACTTAACTGCCTGTTTGACAGACATGTTGTCCCTGTTATCGTCATACAAATTTATTAGTTCATTTGCTTTCAAAGGGTCTACATCTTCCGTAGTTAAATTCTGCAACTCTGGCAACCTTAAGTTTACATCTTGCCAGTCAGCGTCATTTCGGCTAAATATGCCGTAAGAACTCATGTATATAATTGCTAAAACTTTATCTGACTTTGGCTCGTGATACACATATAAAGCCTCAAACTCAGGCAAACCTTCTGGAATTTCAATCCCAGTCAATTGCTCAATTTGTCTTCTTGATTTAGTTACAATCATTTGCTGAAGAACAGGTATAGGCAGTTCTGTTTTGTAGTTAGACATCCACAGACCGTCTTCTTCGTCTAATTCACGAAGTAGGTAGGGGGTGCCATTGTAGGTAAATTCCGCATAACCAGTTAGGCCAATTACAGACAAGGCGTCTACTGATATGTCAAAATACTTAATTCCCGTGCTAGTAATAACATAAAGACCTTGATATTCAGGTGCTCTGTCATAGTAAGCACCTAAAATCGGGTCTTTTGACTTGTCTGACTCTAAAACGCCGACGCGACCATATACTGGTGCAATCGTTTGAGAGTTCATATCAAACTCAGGGCGTTGAGGCATTTCGTCTCCAATAGATATCTATAATCAATCTTACATTAAAACCGATTAAGTTATTAGTCGATGTCAGGGAATTCGCTTGGGATGTCGGCTACTATGCCTTCAGGCAGTGGGTCATTTTCACGTTCTAGTTCCCAAGCATCCCACATAGCCGAGACAGCATCTGCATACTTACTTGGGATTGACAATGCTTGATACATTTCGTATCTATCTAATCCGCTCGCAAAAGTAGCGTACATGCTGTTCATCAAAGGACCAGGAATGTTCCAGTCTTGCTGTTCACTCATTAGTTAAATGCACCTCTCAGGTTGCTAATAATATCTTCTACAGACATTCCATCCTTAATCATACTTGCTACGTCCATCCTGTTTACAATTTCTTGAGGAGTCTTACCGAGTTCTGCAGCAATTGCTTTAATTATCCTTATGTTGCTAATAACATTCTGCTTTAATTTGTTTTTTTGTTCTTCTGCTTCTCTTGCTCTCTGCTCCACAGGTTTTTGTTGGTCTGCAAGTAACTCTGCTTTTTTCTCTCGTCTTTTTTTATCACCTATTTTTTTGCCTTCTTTTTCAAGTGCTTCAAAAATTTCATTTTTATTTTTTGCTGGGTTACCTTTGTCAGAGTATCCTGGTATATATGATTTAATTTTATCTTCGATTTCTACCCATTCTAGGTTACCACCCTTCATGGTCTGGTTTCTAAGATACTTACCATCTTGTACATCTACATTGCTATAGCCAACGACGAATGGAGGTGTGCCAAATTCTCTTCTATCGTATAAGACAAATTCGTCAAAAACACCTTCAGTTATGTCATAAGGAGGCTTATCTCTGACTGAGCCATCCTTTTTAACGTAACTAGGGAATAGCATTTTTGCAAGGTTAATAAAGGTGTTTAATTGAACTTCTCTAGGGACTTTACGCATAATTTCAAACGCTCTACCTATAGCACCACCTACAGCATCCGCTGGAGGTGCATTTAGATATACACCAATTGCTCTATAACCCTTACGCTTCATCTTCTCAACTTTGCCAATCATTTTATCTAGGTCATCGTTTCCAGTGCCATCAACGACTACGTCTAGGTTCATGTCAGTAACTCTGTTCAAAAGAATTTTTGAAAGCAAGGAAGACTCTTCATGAATTTCTGACGCCCACTTTTCATCTCCAGCCTTTAATCTAATTGAAGGGTCCTCCCTCTTTGCAAAGAGTCTTAGAAGTGCTGAACGAGTTTCTTTAAATTGAGTCTTAACATCGTCTGGGTTAACCATCACACCAGTGGCTTCTACCCCGTCTGGTAGAGGTTTTGGAGTGCCATCTTCTACCCACTCTTGAGTGACAGGCAGTGAAGGTCTTGTAAATCCATCAGGGTCGTCTTCTCTAGATTTAGGGTTAGGCTTAGCAATAGAACCCTTACCAGCACCAGGTCCTCCACCAGTAAAGAATACCTTTGGTTTTCCGCTAGGGTTAGGTTTTACACCAGCAGGAATCATCCTCTTTACAATTTCTTCATACTCTGCCTCACGTTCAGCAGAGATAATTTTGTCTCCTTGGAAGGTCGGCATTCTGAAGTGCTTACGCCCAATCTTAGAAGCCATAATTCCAAGGAAGTCGCCAAAATCTAAATCTTGACCCAAGACTTTGTGAGGCCCAGTGAACTTGTATTGAAGGGAGTCGGTTAATCGCTTTGTAGCAATTTCAATGTTTTCTTGGTCAGAGTTTTTAGGGTCGACTTCAATTGTTATCCCACTCTCGCCCTTATCAAAGTCATTTTTATTTAGGTAAAGTTTTATTTCTTTACGTTTTTTACCAGTCTTTTTTCCACTTTCGTTTTTAATATCTACCAATTCAATTACTGCTCTAGGTAGACTGTCTGGATTCTCGCCCGTGACATTCTCGGCAACAATAATTGTTTTAACATTTTCAAGGTCACTATCATCAGTGGATGTTGCAAACCTTAGAGGTTTCATTTTATCTAAAGGATTTTCTGGCAACTCGTCACTAGACTGCTCCGCATTCTGAGGTGCGACACTTCTAGGACTGTCTTCTCTTAGATAAGATTCTTCTTTTTCGTTCATCTTAGCGACAACCCACGCCTGAGCAACGTTCGGGTCGTTTACTCTAATAGAGTCAGCAAATCTACTCTTGTTTGGGTTAGAGCCTCTTTCCCAAATAGCACCGATATAAGATTCAACACCGTCTGCATCTTTTATAGTCATTACTTGACCTTGGCTGTGACTTATTGGGTCTCTAGAGTGCTTTATTCTTCTGTTGCTTTGGTTGTCTATCACAGAGAACTTGTCAGGTAGACCGACTGGCTCTTTCAGCATAGGACGAACGTTGTTGCGTCTAAGTGCCTGTGTGCCAATTTCTGGCGTTGAGCCATCAGCACGACGAAGAATCTCTAGGTTTTTGGCAACAATCGGACTTCTAGTTCCGTCATCAAAACTGACACGCAAAACGTCTGTGTAGTTGTACTCACCTTGAGTACGTTGATTAACCGAAAGAGGTACACGCCTAAGTACTGTACCCTGTCTAATTGTTCCGTCTGGGTGGTAGTGGCGTACACGGTCACCTTCACGGACCAAATTGACGTTGTCACGAGATACGTAAGGTACTTGATTAACTCCTGGGAACTGTCTGTTAGCCTGAATTTGGTCAGCAATATCTGCAACTTGGTTCCTAGATAAGACTGTCTGCTGGAACATTCTGTTCATAACAGTAGGGACTTCGTGTCCTCTGTCAATTAGGTCTGCAATGTGGCTAATTAAAGCATCTTTAATTGGGTCGCCAGTTTCTCTAATACCAGTGTTGCCAATGTACTTATCATTTAAGTAATTTTCAGGTGCCAAAGAAACAGGAATTGGTTGCTTAGTGCCTGGGTGAATTACCTCACGCTGTAAGTCTGGCGAGTTGTTAAACCAGTTATTAGGGTTTCTTCCATAAATACCTCGGTATGAGCCATTGGTAATAAGAGGCTTAATCCTATTAGTTAGGTGTCTAGAAGAGTGAGTTTCCTTACTAATTCTACCAATTACTGGCTCGCCAATAGGGTCATTAGTGGTTGGGTCCACCTGAGTACGACGAACGTAAGACACAAATTTTTCATTTGGCATTCTGTGAACTAATACATCAAAACGGAATGTTCGTTGTAGTCTCGACTTCTCAGTAAAAATTTTACTTGCAACTATTAAATCACCGTTAGGTAATTGCTTAGCACTGTTAAAGTTATTTAAAACGTCCTGTAGTACTGCATTGCTTCTGGAACGTATACGGTTGACAAATTCTTGCCCAACTCTAGTAGAACGAATATCAGATGAGGGGAAAGATGACTCATAGCCAGCCTGAACTCTACTACCTACGTCTAAAGTAACTTGCTCGTCATAGTCAAAAACTCTATCTATAACTGCACCGCCGCCCTGTCTCATGGCCACATAAATGCTGCCGTCAGGTTTTCTAGAAGTGAACATTACGTACCCAAGAATGTTGTCTGTGACCACAAAATCACCAAACTTAAGGTCTTGTGCAGACTTTTCAAGTGGTACGTAAGGGTTTGTGTTGTCTGTGTTAGTACCGTTAATTAGTCCCAACTCCAAATCAAACCCAGCAGTTGCTTCAGTAGAGTCAGTTATAGCCTCTTCTAGTTCTTTATCTAGACGCTCTGCTCTTTCTTCAAATGAAACACTTTCTGTCTCAGCACTACGCTTACGTAGTTCTTCAATTAAACCAGAGAGTGTGCCAGCAGTAGCATCTGGGGCATCAGCCTTATCCCACAAATCAGAATATTCTTCTTCATTTATGGCGTCTTTACCAAAACGCAGGTCATCCAACATTCCATAGTATTCATAGAGTTGGTCAGCGGAAGGATTTCTGCTTGAAGCAAATGATTCGCTTGGGTTGTAAGTATCTTCTATTCCAAAACGTTCCAAGATTCTCTTACGTCTGTGAATTAGAGCGTCGACTACCTTAGCCCTGTCCATAGGGTTACGAATAATTTTAGAAATTTCGTTAATTTTATCTGGAGTCATGTTGTCCAACAGATAACGCTCAGCCTGTACTTTTAAGTCATCGTCAGTTAAATGAGAAAGAATCTTCTTTCTTGCTAGATTGCTAATATTCCAGTGCCAGCCATCAGGATTTAAAAAGTAATCAAGCGAGAATTCAATTCCGTTACCCTCAAATGAGCCTTCTTGCCATGCTGCTCTCAGGGCCGCTCTTTGTTCAGGTGTGCTAGGTCCTTCAAAGCCTCCAGCGTTATATCTGTCGGTTTGGTCTTTAGAGCCTTCATTTGGAAGTCCATCCCAAAGAAGTCCACCACCACCGTCAATTCTTACAGGGTTACCGTCGGGGTCTATGATTACGTTTCCACTGTTAAAAGGCCCGTCTACTTGGTCTAGGAACAAATCTCCTATAAGACCATTTGCGATTGCCTTTACTGGGCCTTGACTGTTAGCACTTCCAAATCCACTTTGAGTTGCAGTTACTTGAACTAGAGTGTCAAGATAAGAAACGTTACCAGCCTCAATGTATTCAGTGGCAATCATATCTACACCGTTTAGGGTGGCTCGCTGAGGGGCACTAGCATTGATTCCCAAGGCACGATAGAACGCCTGAGTAGCAAGTTCTTGGTCGACTGCACGTGCAGATTTTTCGTCTGAACTTGTTAAAAGCCTCTTGACAACATATTTTTTACCGTCTGGACCTTCAAAAAGTGCTGGTGCATTAATTCCGTTAGAGAACTGGCTTAACTGAGTAAAGCCATTATTTAAGTCAATTACAGTGTTAGCGTGGTCAACTACTTCGCTCGCCCCTCTAGGAGTAATTCTTCCTTCAGGCTTAAGTTTTGCGTCTAAAACATTTTGGTCAGCAAAGTTGCTAAATACAGACCTTGCAATTGCGTTAGTGTCTACGCCTTGATACTGAAGTGCATCTCTAATTGAAGCAAGTTCTATTGGGGAAGCCTGACCTGAAGAGAATCTTAAACGGACATAATTTCTTTGCTCTTTCAAAGCATCTGTAAAGGCACTAACAAGGTCATCTTTATCAAAATTTGCTTGAATGTATAAAGGGTTAGATGTGGTGTAATCACCAATAAAGCCTAAGTTCTGCTTATTAATGTCACGTTGCAAGAAAGTTTCTTTAGTCGGTGGGTCGCTAAGAACTGGTGTTGTACTTCCAGGATAGAAAAATTCCTCATTATCAATTAAAGGAGAAGTGCCTTCAAATCCGTATTGATTCCTCAATGCTCGACTTAAGTCAGAATTTTTTTCTTGGCTCTCTAGATTAGTTGTTACAACCTTGATAGTCGGGTCATAAGAGCCTTTTTTCACCTTAGCAAGACTTGTTATGTCTTGTGCAGTTATAGACTTTTGTTTGCCAAGGGCTTTAAGTACGCTATCCATTTCGCTTAGAAGTGAAGTTTGCCCTCTTTTTGCTTCTTTTAACGCTTCAGACTTTTCTTTGTTTCCATTAAATTCGTCTATTGTTTCGGCTAAGAATGAGTCCGCATCAACTCCATGTTTTTCAAGTGCAGACAGTGCAACGGATAGTCTTACTGGAGCAAATTCTGGAGCCTCGGCGTAATCTCTAGAATGGTCTAGACTGACAATAAAATCTCTTTTAGATGCATCTATTTGACCAGATAATTTATCAGCAACGCCTTTTTTAATGGCTTCTTTTAATTCTTCAGAAGTGTGACGTAACGCTAATTTTTTGGAATCAAATGCGTAATTTTCTGGTGGAGCATAGCCCTGTGTTTGCGTAAATTCAGATTCAGTGGCCCCAGTTCTCCACGTAAATCTATTGCCAATATTTGCTTTTAGCATACCAACATCTAAACCAAAATCAAAAGTGTTACTTGAATCTTCTTTCAAATCACCGTAAGGCTGAGAAGTTATAAGTTTGAAAGAATCTTTAGCAAAAGGCTTAGGTCTGTCTACACGCTTAGAGTCAAACTCATCCCACTGCTCTAGACCGTTGATTATTTCGTTTATAGAAGTTCTTAATTGTGCTGAAACTCTACGCTTGTATTCTTTGTAAGTCTCGTCACTTCCGTCTGCTGACGGTGCAATAGTAGGCTCGTACTCATCCAAGTCAGCCAGCATCTGCTTAAGTTTCTTAATGCCATCTTCTTTTGAAATACCATCTTTATAAGACATGTCGGTAAGTAAACTTCTCAGTCCAAATGAAGAATAGTTACCGTCAGTTGATTCAACGTGAGTTTTCATAAAGGCAGGGTAGTCTACTCCTGAAACTATATCTTCTCCCCTACGTTTTTTCTGAAAAGCGTCAACACCTAGTCTTTGAGACCCCGAGTCCAGATTATATAAAGGACCCCTCATCTCGCTAGAGCCGTTTCTATTCCAATCGTTATCAGCCTTGATAGGTCTTTTAAAGTTTTTAAAATTAACTATTCCACTAGGCATATCCATTCGATAGTCATCTTCAAACCAACCGATTCTGTCTAGCAACTCAATGGCAGGTGCGTCCATAAGGTGTAGAATTTTTTCGGCTTGACTGTAGTGGTGACGTTCAGGGTCGGTAGGGTCTATACCTTTAGAGTTGTTTGCACCGTCTGGAGTCAAAGACGAACTGTGAGCAAAATGTTTACCAGATTTCTCCAATGCTAGGCGAGCAAAGGTAATTGAAGCAGCACCTAGACCCAACTGCTGATGAGGTCCATAAGTTTTTAGGTACCCAGGAGTTGATGATAAAGGGAACTCTGGTCCTCTAGAATCTTCACGGTCAAGATTAACGTTAACGTAACTTGCTATTTTACCAGCACTGCCGTCTGGATTAATGGTTTTAAGTGTTGCTTGAGTTCCGCTCCATTCGGCAATGTATGTCTTACCATTCTTAGCGGTGTAAAATCCTCTCATTGCAACAACACGTAGGTTACCCTTGCTGTCAGGCTGACTAGCGTATTTAATAGAATCTTCTAAAACTAAGAAGTTTTTTATTCTGTCTTCTTCACCAGAACCGAAATTGTAACTGTCGCCACCAGACTCGACACCACTCACTATGTGCTTTATAGCATTAGTAGTGGCTAGAACATAGTTATATGTTCTTTCATATTCAACGCTATTTTTTCTGTCTACACTTTCGGCAAGTGCCTTGATAGCCTTATTACGTTGAGTTATCATTTTTGTCAAAATTTTCTTTTGACGTTCATTCATTTTACTTCGGTCAATTTGACGAGTGTTCAACTCAAGTGCAGTAGAACGTTCTAGCCCAATTCTTTTGTGCTGTTCTTCTAAACTTTCTTCTACCTGAGAAGTACCGTCAACAACGTAATCGGCAGGGTCTGAAGGCTCTCTATTAGGGTTTTCCGCTGAGCCAGGGTTTTCTGGTAATTCTTCTTCCGAGTTCTCGGTGTTCTGGACAGGTCCCAAGTTAGGTCTGTGAGACTTCTTAAACTTCTTATTTGAGTTAATAAACCTTTGAATTGCTCCAACAGTTTTTTGGTTCTTACCTTCGGCGTCATCGCTCTTTAGTTTGTCAATACCAGATTCTAGTTCTTCTGATACATTCTCGCCATTTTGCACGGCTGACTTGAAGTTCTGGAACCACTCAGAGCCGTTAGGAGTAAGTTCGGTGTTTTCTTCTATTTGTGGAAGCAGTTCGTCTACTAATTTAGAATCAAATACCTGAGGATTTGCTGGCTGACGTGGGACAGTGGTTGTTTCGTAGTCTGCTGAATCCCAGCCCTTGGTAGCACCTCTAAGGAATGTCATCACGCGGTCACGGATAGGCTTTAAATCGGCCCACTCTTCATCATCAAAATCAGGAGAGAAATTGTGGTTAGCCTCGTAAACCATCTGAGCAAGTTGAGTTCTGAGTTCTCCAAGTTTAGACAGTACGTCTTCTACTGGATAACCACCTTTTCTATTTTGAGCCTCTTCTATGCCTTCAACAATAGAGTCGACTTTTCTTGACTCTTCGCTAGGTCTAACTCTGCTAGTAATATTTTTTAAGTCAGGTAGGAACGCTTTTAAACCTTCAGAAAGTTCTAAGGCGTTGGCTTCTTTGTCTACACTTTTGGCGTACCAATAAAAACTTTTTGCCAGTTCAGTGGGAGTTGTGGACTCTAGCACACCCAAACCAGCGTCGGGTTCTACGTCTCCCCAAGCCTCGTCTAGTATTTTTAAAGATACTTTTTGCAAATCTTTAATGGCAGACTGCTTAACATCCTCATCTTCACTTAGTATGTTTTCTCTAATAGAGTTAAGGATTGTTCTATAATTTTCAACACTATCTGGGTCTTTAATCCCAGACAACATATCTTCTTGACCTAAGTCAAGCATGTTTACAGTGTCAGATGCCACATCTCCAGTAAGTTCGTATGAGTCATACTTATCCTCACCAGTGTCAAATTTTCTTAGTCTTCTGGCTGGGATTGCTCTGAGTTCAGGAGTTCCTGCACTATTTGCTGTCTGAGAAGGGAGACTTTCGCCGCCTTCTCTGTTGGAGTCAGGCGACTCCACTCTTCCTTGTCTATTACCAAGTCCGAGACCACTCTGGCCTCTTGACTCTTCACGTTGTCTTCTTGCTCGTCCACGGTCTCCAGTACCTCCAGTATCGATGTATTCTTTGTTGCTTAGTTTAAAGATACCTTGCTGGTTCCTTTGTTGTCCAGCAGCGATAGCCTCATCCCTGTTTGCTTCAGGGAAAATTTCAATAACGTCAAGAGTTACCTCGTTGTTGTCCTTGTCATGCCAAGTGCCAAGTTTAAATGTATCGCCAAACTTGTCCATGTTCTTGTCAATATAGTCAGCAAGGAGCAGGTCACCCAACTTTTCGTCAAAGAATAGAGTGTCAATAGTTTCTTCGTTGCGACCATCTAGGGCAACGGCAATACCTTTACGGTTTTGAGCCAAGGTAGATGGGTCAATTGTTGTACCCTCTTTACGCTCAGTAATCTTTTGAATAGTATCTGCTTTTCCAGCAAACTTCTTTCTTCCGCCAGCAACACCTTTGTTTTTATTGTCAAAGTGCTGAATTATTCCATCGGCAAGTCTGTCATAAAGTTCAGCCTTATCTGGAGAATCACTCTTCTCAATAAGGTCTGACATGTGTAGCAGTGAGTCACGAGCCTGTTCGTTCGTTTCGTTGTCTGATGGCTGGCTCAGGTCTACACCAGTAGCATCAAGAATTTTTTTGATGGCAGCGTTGGCTGGGTTGCCACTTATCAATTCATTGTATGCATCTAATACGTTATCCCTTTGTTTTTCAAGCACGTAGCCTTGGGCTTCTATTTCATTAATTGAAATTTTAAGTTCTTCGGCATTAGAGGGATTCTGCTCTAGTAACTTTTTAGCAACTTCTAATGGGCCACCGTTTTCAGCAAGATATTTTAAAAACTTTTCACGTTCAGCACCTGCCTTAACGTTGCCAATTGCTACTTCAGCACGAACCTTTTCGTCTTCGACTCTCTGAGGGTTAATCCCGTAATCTTCAATAAAATTTATGGCAAGTTTTCTAGCCTCTTCACGAATAGGATAGTTTCGATTGTCGCCAGTAGTCTTGTCTCTAAGTTTTCTGGCTGCTATACCTAATTCATCGCTACTCCCATTTTGAATAGCATCTCTTAAGTCTTGAATAGTTTTTTGTAGTTTAGTTCCATCATCCCACTCATATGGTGGGTAGGCTTCAGTAAAAATTTCAGCCATTTTATCGACCTTGGCAAGTGCCTCGGTCTTTTGCTCGTCTGACAACGCCTGTTGCTTTTTTTCGTTAGGTAGTTCTTCTTGGTCTGAATCTGGGGACTGCGGAAACAGTCGTGGGAATCTGCGTGGTTTTTCAGAATAGTTTTTTGCTTCTTCTTTTAGTCTGGCTAATTGCTCATCAGCCTCAGCCTGTGAACCAGCATTGTCTAGTTCTTTTACCTTGTTGGCCCACTGTCTGGCACCAATTGCTTTTCTAGCAGTTTCGTCAAAGTAAAGTTTGTCAACTTCTTTTTCAAAAGCATTATCAGGAACAAGTGCAGAAATTTCTTCTAATTCTTTGTAAGAATCGGTGTCTTCCCAGTCTTCTCCGTAACCAGAACCTCTACCCTGCTTATCGATGGACCTTTCATACGCTTCATTGTATAACTTCCTAAAAGCCATTCTTTTTTGGTACGGGTCCTGAATAGCAGAAACTTCAGCAATTGCTCTGTCTAGTTTTTCAGGACCAAAAATCCCCTTAACTGTTTTTGCGTTTGCTAATGCTTCTAGTCCAAGTTGTACGTCGTCGGTTGGAAGTTCTTCTTGGTCTGAATCTGGGAGATTAAGTACACTTTTAACTAAGTCAGAACCTTCAGCAACATCATCTTTGCTGGCTTCTTCTAGGTTCGCTACAACGTTTTCGCTCTCGTGCTTTGGAGCCTTTAGGCGAGCAACAACTTTTACAGCATCTTCTTCAGGCTTTACTTGACCGCCAGCCAAGGCTTCGTCTAGAGAGCCAATTTCATCACGTCTGACGTTCTCGACATCTTCAATGTCTTTATCTAGAACATCGCCAATCAAGTTACCGTTGACGTCACGGTTAAGGTCAATATTGTTGCTTTTAAGGTACTCAGGGTCTAGTCTGGCTAGAATCTGGTTTACGGCTCTGCCCTTAAAGTGATAGACGCCACTAGGTATGCCGTTAGGGTCATCCTTAACAACAAACATTCCGTAGCCAGGCTTGTCTGGCGAACCACCAACGAACTTACCAATTATGCTTACAACTTTGCCTTGCCAGCGAGCCTTAATTTTAGAGTCTCGGCCCATTTCAATCCAGCGACCAAATCGGTCACGCAACTGTGATTTAACACGTAGACGTCTGGCTGCGGCTGAGTTTCCGCCAGCAGCAACTAATGAATCAATTTCGAGGTCTTTGGAGTTCTCGCCCTGTGGGTCAACAGTCATAAAAAAATAACTCCTGGTTAGTTATAAACGTATTGTTCTATAACCAAAATTATAGCAACAATAATTAGGGGTTATTTATACAAAACACGCTATTCAACAGCACCATCTGGCAGTTTGTCAGTCAAATCGTCTAAATTAGGGACATTACCGAAGTATTCAATTTCACCCATGCCGTCGTAAAGAATTTGTAAAGCAAGCCTTACCGAGTAAGGATTAGTGACATCGGCTGGTAGTGATTGATAAAAACCTAACTTCAATCTCCAAGGTTGGTCAAGAATAATGCTTTCTACCTGAGTAGCAACAAAAGGGTCGCCACCGACGTAATCACCTGCTGGGTACCATTCAAAAATTTTGCCGTCAGGAGTTTTTGCGTGCCATGATAATTTAGCGTTTGCGTGAGCCAAATCTACCTGTGCCTGTAGTTTTTTGTTTATCATTTTCCACTTCCCTTAAATGCTTCAGGAGCAAACTTTTTTGCATCTTCTATGTCAACCTGCTCATAGTCCATGTCACCAGAAATGACAGCAAAATACACTCTATCGGTAGGTACCCATTTACCAGAAACCTTGTCAAATCTTTTTTCTGAATAGTTAGAGTAGTTGACGTAATAAAGGGCCAGCGGTTTGTTCTCGTTTATCGAGTCTAGTCTGAAGTAATACTTAATCATAGTTTATTATAACCTTAATCTGGCATTGAGTCAAGAACGTCATCATCATCTTCGGAGTTAATCCCTAAAGCCTTGAAATCAACCTGAGGATTCCAACCACCGAATTTGATTATATCTAGGAGGTACTTAGGTGTGTGCTCTACGCCATTAGCGTCTTTGACGTGAGCGTAGATTTGACCACCAATTTCTTCGTCAAAAATTATCTCTTCGCCAGAGTTTTTATTGTATAAAACTTCACCTTTTTTAATCATCTTAATCCTAACTATAGTGGAATTCCGCTGATATTCATAGCCTCGTCTTGATAACTCTCGCTAGGAGTCTCTGTAACGGTTGTTATTTGAATATTTTCATATCCCGCTGCATCTAATTCTGCTCTTAATGTATCTACTTTTCGCTTTAAGAACTTAGCCTGTGCCTCTGGGTAGTCAGTATAATAAGGAACTGATACCACTATCCTTTCAACATCTTCCATACTAACTCCACCTGAAACCTGAGCCTCGACGTAAGGCTCTCTAAAGAAACCGTCATGCGAGTCAGTAACGTTCTGCCAAAAACCAGCCATATCTATCTGCTCGTCGGTCGGGTTGTCGGAAAGTGGCTGTGGCAGTGCTATAACGTCTAGAGAGTCTTGCATTGTGAAAGTAGTTCTTTCCCTTGTTTCTGGCTTTAGAACAAATCTGACATCTCCATATTGACTTATGGCTCTATTGTTTACAGCAAATAGGTCCATATTGTGAGGCTTAGCCATAGGAGTCTTGCCATCATCATCCGTGGCCATAAAACCATAAATTGGTCTCTTGCTTTTAGGAGTTTTAGGGTCTACTGCTAGTAGTCCAAACTCTCGCTTTTCACGTGTAGAAGGCTCGTACAGCCCATTGCTACTTCCAGTCTCCCACTGAGTTTTAAATCTCTTATCTGAAATAATTCCAAGAGCAGAGTCAAAGTCAGCAGAAATTACTGGCACTGCTGTTTTAAGTTTGTCTTTTAGCACTTCTCTAGTTACTAATGCTCTCTTATAGTATCCAGCGAACCAACGGTCCTCTGGGAATTCTTCTGCCATAGTTTTAGCGATTTTACTCATAGCCTCAGCAAAGTTTTTAACCTTAGCGTAAGCCTTGGCAGCGAGTAGGGCACCTGCTGCTGCACGCTTTGATGCCCTATCAGATAGACCCATAGCCTTCATTTTGTCTATAGTCTGTTGCTCGACCTTCCAGTCAATAATGCCTAGAGATTTTTGAAGGTATTGCAAATTTAATTCCCACAGGCGTTGCATGAACTTGTCGGAACGAGTTTCATGCTGCCCTAGACCCAAACTAATAGTGGTGCCAATGTCTAAATTACCTACACCAGCACCGTACTCTTTAATTTTTGTTGCGTCTTCGATGCTAGCAATTGCGTTGGTGTCCAGTAACTCTTGGATGTTCTTGTCACGTCCAGAAACAATTGAAGATGCGACGGTAGGAGTAGGCAACTCTTCATCAGAAGTTTCAGGAGACTGGACAGCATCAGCAAAAGCATTTCCACGAGCAGTTCTATCAGTGCTGTGGTAGATAGGAAGATTAAAGTTTTCTCTAGCAAATTCCAACATAGCGGTGGCAATACCTTCACGCTGACGAGTAGGGAATACCGAGATAAAATCAATCACCGCAAACGGGCTATCTGGGCTGGCTTCTGGGTGTATATCCCTGTCGACAGCACCGATGTCGTAATCAAGTGAATTAGGGTAGTTCATGTAGTCATAAGGTACTCCAAAACTTAAACTGCCAAGAACCCTAGAATTTTTATCTGAAATATCAACAAAACCGTTAATGTAACGTATGTTGTCTTCTTTGCTCGTAGTTTCGGTATCTTCTAAAAGCAAATTTAAAACTTCACCAGATGGGGTTTTGTAAGTTCCCTTACTCTGATAAATCGGATTGCCATCTCCATCTTTACGCACTTCTTGACGTGGAGAGTTGGTAGAAATCCTAGCCTTAACTTCTCTACTCTTTTCAGATAGTGTTCTTCCTTCTGAACTCTGTCCCTCGGCTAGAGGTGGTAGGTCTTCTTCAACTAATTGAGGAGACTTTACAGCAGTAGAGAAAGCGTAGCCCTCGTCGCTTCTATTGCTACTGTGATAAATTGGTACGCCAGCCTTCTGACGTGCGAACTCAAGTAGAGCAGTGGCTATACCTTGACGCTGAACATCTTCGTCAACGTAAACTCCAGTAACAAAACCGAACGGTTTTTTCAAATCATCTCTAGTTATATTCTCTCTTGTCTCACGAGCAATAAATCTAGCGTCATATAAGAAATTACCTTGCTCGTCTATTCCATTAACATTTGGAGACGCAAACAAGAATTCTCCACCGCTAGTGAAATCTTTCTCGGAGGAAGCCTCGCCCCTGCCACTAACTGCTAATACTTTTCCAGTTTTAGAGTCTTTTATTTCTTTCACCGTCATTGTCAGTTTGTAAGTATCGCCACCTCCCACTGCTTTGTAAGTAGCGACGTGCTCTCGTTCCGAGACAGTTATTTCGGTTACTGGAGGATTAAGCCTGTATTCATCTAATCTCTTGTAATCTTCAAGCGTGAATGTTTCATCGAAATCAAGAATAGAGTCAGAACCCATATAAAGTCTCAACCAATAATCAACATTATTATCGACATTATTTAATACTTTTTGCTCATCTGGCCAAGTCTGGGACTTAGAAGGGTCTTCTACTATTCTTTCGGCCACTTCTCTTGATTTAGAACTCATTGGTTCGTAGTCATAGGTAGGAAGTTCTTCTTCTAATTGCTGAGAAGTTTCTGGCTTAATAGATAGGTTCTTATCTAATGCTCTAAATGTTTTTTCTATGTGTTTTCTAGCAACAGTAGGAACTGAAACTTCGGTATCTGATAGTAGGACATATCTTCTATTGCCACTGCCGTAACCACCATATTTTCTTAAGATTTCTTTTGCTTCTTCAAAAGTTACTTCTCTACTCTTACCACGCTTATTCTTAAGAATATCTTCCTGCTCATTAACTTCACGCATATTTGAGTATTCATACATGCTCAAGGCTCTACCTGTAACAGAATCTAAGACTAATACTTTAGAGATATCAATTTTTCCCTCCCAAGGAACGAGATTCTGAGGGTTATGTATGCTGTCTGCAATGTCTTTCTTAGTTATTCCATCCGCTTCTAGAGAATCCATTGCTTCAGTAACTCTTTGAGAGAAATTTAGTCTTTCAAGATTTGCTGTTCTAAGTGCTTCAGCGTAGTCAACCATAATTCTGGTAGGAGTTAACTTTGCCTCGTCTCCTATAGTGCTAGGGGACTCTGTCAATCTGTTTCGCTTCTTACTCTCTGCTCTTTCCTTAGAGTTAAGACCTTTTCTGGCTAATCGTCTAACTGCTCGTCTATCAGGTCTCCTATTGAGACGAGTGTCTCTAAAAGGAACTTCATCTCTAACTGGCAATTCATCCATGTCTTCTAGCAGTACAGGGCTTTGTACGGCTCTAGAGAATGCCTTACCGTCATCGGTTCTGTCTTGGCTGTGGTAAATCGGCTCGTCTGAACTTTCTCTAGCAAAAGTAAGCATTGCAGTAGCAATACCTTTACGCCTACTGTCTTCACTTACAGCCAAGGAATCAATAATTGAGAAAGGTTTAGAAGTGTCTACAGAGTCTATGGATTCAGGTGCAACTCTGTTCATCTCTGAGCGTGGTAGCCAGACCTGCTCACCATCATCTTCAAAATAACTGAAAGCAGTTTGCCAAGACAAACGTCCAACAAATTTTCCTTCATGTAATATTTCTATATTTGCAGTTTTGTTTTTAAAAGGACTCTCTGGGTTGACGTAAACTGTCATATCCATCTTGTATTCAGTGCCGTCCTCGGCTTTGTAAGTAGCGGTCTGCTGGAACAAACTGTCACCTTGATTCTGAGGTCCGTAATCGATTCTTTCGGCAACAGACTTAACCTCGTCTAGTTTAGGAAGGTCTTCATTCTCGATTTCTAAAGTAGGTGCATTTTGAATCGCTTGAGCAAATTGCTGGCCCATTTCGCTTAAGTTGTAAGAGTGGTGAATTGGCATACTGTTTGTAGACCTAGCAAACTCAAGCATGGCTGTTGCCAGTCCACGTCTTTGCTGACCAGTGCTTACTCTTGCTATATCGATTGTTGCAAATGGGTTATATATGTCGTAATTTTCTTCTGGGTACCAAGGCGGAAGTTGATTCCTGTCCCAAGTAAGTAAGCCATCTTCGTCGTTACTTATAGGTACTTCAGAATATATAATTTCTCCGACCCTTTGTGGGTAGGCACCAGTGCTATATATCTGAACTACTCCCTTGCTAGCGTAACTGTCTATCCTGTTTATCAGATTGAATTTATTTCCTTCTTCATCGATAAAGTCGGCGGTATAGACCATATCTCCGTCTCGGTCCATATCTTGGCCAGTTGGGAAAATTCTTTTAAAAATTTCTTTAGATTTTTTACCTCTAGGGCCGTATTTATAATTGCCATCATCGTCGTAGAAAGAACCCTCGACTGGTGCAAGAATAGGGTCTCCCCACAAATCGACGTCAAATGTATCTTTGCTATCAGGCAAATCTTCTTCAGTAGTAGTAGTAGGTGATTGAATAGGCTTAGAGCCTGACTCATTGAGGCTGTCCTCGCTTCTCTTCTTTGCAATTTTTTCCTGCAATATATTCGTCATGCCAGTAAGTTTTCCAGAAAGTATGTCGGCTCTTTCACTTTCAGTTAGTGGGGTTAAGTTAAGCCTCTTTATGTCAGCCTCCAACTGAGCCAAATCAGCCTTACGATACTTTTCCCACTTGTCTGCATTTTCTTCTTGGTCTTTTTTAATCTTTGCTTGAGCCTTTTCCTCGTTTTCCAAATAAGACTGTAGAGATGTTTCCCCTGTTTTATCTTTAAGGACTATTTCAAATCCAGCATCTTGCCATTTTTGTAGTTGCTCAATTGAAGGAGAGTTTTCTTCCCTAAAATCTACTACAAGAGTGCCAGTCATATCTTTTCTAGAGATTCCACCCATGACCTGAGCCTCTATAAATTTAGGGTCATCGTTGAAAACATCTTCCCCCCAAATTTCGGTAGAGAAAGGCTTAAAATTCGGGTCAGACACTTTGACCCCTATTTTTCTAGCGTCAGAAATTGCCTCATTAACGTCTATTTTGTCTACGTTAGCCTCTCCGTATCTAAACGGTATTTTAAATTTATTTAGGCTATCGGCAGTTGTAAAAGTGGAACGCTTCTTTAATTCTGGCTTAAAGATAATTTTCACACTTCCGTATCTCTTTGCTTCCTCGTAGGTACTCTCATTCGGAGTGTGAGCAGATAGATATATAGGCCTGTCGTCTGCACTAGCATTGTCAGAAATTCCAAGGTTAGCCTCTTCCCAAGCCCTCCTACTTCCCATATATGCTTCGTCTCTAGCCCATGACACGGTTTTTTTATCCTCTATTTCGCTTTTAGAGCGAGCAAAAATATTTTCTAACTTGCCACTTTCTAGAATTTTTTCAAATGCCTCTGGAAATACTCGAACAGATAGTTCGGCATCTTCTATATGTTGATTAAGTTTTTCGTCTAAAATCTTTTTTTCTTCTGGAGCATTTTCACCATACTGGTTATCCATCATTTTTTCTAGCAATTGTCTATCTTCTTCAGCATTTTTAGATAAAGGTTTTCTTAGACGCTCTTTAATTTTTTGCACTAAAGGGGTAGATGGGGTAGTTTCTGGTAAATCTTCCTCGGTTAAAGTTTCTGACGTTTGTGGTGCTTGAGGTTTCTGAGGCTCAGGCTTTTCAAACTCTTCAAATTCATCGCCAAGTCTGGTTAATTTTTTATCTGGATTGTATTGAACAAGTTTTCCTACTTGAAATAGTTCTTCGTCCTCTGGAACAGGAATAAGGTCTGCCAATTTTTCCAACTCAAAACTTAGTTGCCTTCTCTTAGGTACATTTGTGCCTACTGGAATTTTTCTAAGTTCTTTGTACAACTTGTGTAAGTCGTCTTTAATTTCATAAGATTCGTCAGTGTGGATTTGGAACTCCACTGCGTATCCTTCTGGAGAAACTAACTTAAAAGTAAATCCTTTGTATTCACTGCTCTTCCAGAAGTTTTTTTCATTTTGTACTTCATAGCCTAAATCTAAAAATTCTGCTTTAACCTGTTTAATAGCAGCAACGTAGTCAGCGGTGCTGGTTACCATAGTGTAACGAACGGCGTCGCTGATTCTAAGAGCAGCATCTGCACGGTCGCCATTAAAAAGTTCTACTGCATCTTTATCAATTTTGCGAGCGAGAGACCCCGTGGTCTTAATTCTGTTCTCTAGGCTCTTCAGAACTCCGCCAGAAACTTTAGCAACCTTAGCCACGTCTTCCGTGATTTTAGGTTCAATCTCTAATGCTCTTTCACGAACTATTCTGGCTTTATCGGACGCTTCAGCAGTAGCCTCTGGTTCAGGTGCTTCGTCTTCTACCAGCGGAGGAATAGGTTTTCTAGGAGTGGTCTCTTCTACACTAGGAAGGTCTTCTTCGACGTTTTCGGAAGTCTGTACTGCTTTAGAGTACTTTCTACCGTCTGGGCTTAAGTTATTGCTGTGGTAGATAGGCATAGGGAAAGTATCTCTAGCAAACTCTAGTAATGCAGTTCCAATACCTTGACGTTGGTAGTCGTCTTCAACTTTAATCCAAGAGATTTCAGCAAGTGGAGTGGCACTGTCCTGTTTACCTAAAATTTCTGGATGTGCCACCTCGTCAATACCTTTTAGAGAATAACGTTCAATTCCGCTATCGTCTGTGTCAAACTCAACCATGTTGACTTCCAGCAAACCAACTAAATTGTAGTTGTCGTCAAATGCGGTAATAGTTACAGTGTCAGTTTCTTTCTGACCTTCTCTATTGTAATTTCTTTTTTCTTCAAAAACTAAATCAATCATGTCTCCATTAGGAGTTAGGTAACTTCCACGTCCCTCTAGATACTCCCTTGTGTCACCAAAAGACATTTTTTCAGTAGCAACAACTTCTGGGACTGTATCTACACTTAGGTTTTTACGGACAGCCTTTGCCTTTTCAGACATTTGACGTTCTGGCGAATCTGGGTCAGGTGTCGGCAACTCTTCTTGAATTTCGTCAAGACTGTTCTGTATTTGGCCATCGTTTTTTCTTAAGAAATTAAGACCGACGTCTTTTCTGTCTGACTCACTGCCATCCAAATCAACTACGTCAATGTCAGGGAAGTTTTCATCTAGAGCCTGTCTAATTTCTCTAGCGTCTTCTTCTCCAGAAACGTACACTGCCTCGACGTCAGGTAGACCTAAATCACCAGTTGTAGAAGTTTGAATCTGAGCGTCATCATTTTTAGGAGCACCCATACCAGACATAGAGATAAAAGCACCATTTGCATTACCCATAAGGCCAGACAAAACCATAGAGTCTTCGTCTCTAGAATCTAGAGGACTAGGTATAGAAGCAGAATTTAGGGAATCTCCGACAGTGTATTTGGTGTTTTTTCTAACAGAGTTTTTGAATACAACTTTAATTTTTGAAGCGTGTTTTTTATTTTTAATGCTGAGAATGCTTTTCATCTTTTGACCGATACTGTCAACAGATTCAGATTCAGATTTACCAGTAGAGAAGTCATCGGCAATAAAACCAACTCCATTAAACTTGCCGTTGTTCTCTACTATGTCCATAAAAGATTCTTTACTTACTGGCTCTACCACTCTTCCAGTAGCAAGTGCTTTAGAGACTCTTTCTTTTACAGTAGTAGTGTTTTTATCCCAAATCTTAGCCCAACGAGTACGCTCTTTCACTACCTTCTCTGAAGCACCTTCTGGTGGTGTAATCGCTTTTTCTACTAAGTAAGCCATTCTAGATTTGTCGTTTTTACGCTGAATAAAGTTTCTAATTTCAGTAGTCTGCTTGGTAGCAAGTTCTTCAGCGTCTTTGTCTGATAGACCAGACTCAATCGCTCTAGTGTAAATTTTTTCATGTATAGCGTCGCCATCTGCGTCAAAGTTTGGCTTGTAACCTTCTAGAGAATTTTCTTTGTAGCCATTTCTAGACAGACTTCCAATACCTTTTTTGCCTTGCTGGAAGGTCGCAGTGTTTTTTGTTACAGGAGAAGATTCAATTAAATAGTTGATATCTGTTTTAGTTAAATTCTTAGGGTCTCCAGAACTGAAATTGTCAGGTAATTCTTCAGTAGAAGCGTCTGGAGACTTGACTTGAGTCGACCATTTATAGCCCTCAGCAGTTCGAACACTACTGTGATAAATAGGTTGCTCGTCTTGGCTTCTTGCAAACTGCAACATAGCGGTGGCAAGACCCTTTCTTGTGTAAGACGGGTAGACCACTACACTTCTAATAAAATTAAAAGGTTTAGTTAAATCAACATCAGGCTGTGCTTCTGGTGCAACCATGCCAAGGTTGTCAGTAAATTCCCAATCAAGAACACCAGCAGTATCCATGTATTCACTATTTTTATCTTTAGTGTAAGCACGTACAGAGCCTCTCCTGTAGTAGCCAACAGTTTCTCCGTTTTCATCGACGATTCCACCTAAAGTGAATACTAGATTGTAGACAACTCCATCTTCATCGGTGTACTCAGCAGTTCTAGTTACGCCAAACTCTTTTTCACCATTTAATCTATCTAGTTCTGTCTTCTCTAAATCATCTTTAATCTTGACTCTGCTTGCAACTTTTTTAGTCTCAGGGGTCTCTTTTAAATCAGGAAGTTCTTCAAGAACATCAGTACTATTTTGTATAGCCTGAGAGAAACGATACCCATCCATAGTTCGTAAAGAACTGTGATAGACAGGCATAGCAGAATCTTTTCTAGCAACCGACAGCAGTGCGGTCGCTAAACCTTTTCTTTGGTGCTCTGGGTCAGTAGCGATTCCATATATAGTTGCAAAAGGCTTGCTGTCATCAACGGTGGAGCGGTACTCATCTGCAACAGTAGATATGTCTTTCTTACCGCCGACGTAATCTATCTGAGAAACAAAACCGCTGTCTTCATCAATATCGTCAGGAATATTCTGACCCTCTGGGAAGGCAAAAACAGTGCCTCTAAGTTGAGTGACCTCGCCAGTAGAGTCATTTACGACTTCTTCGACTTCACGGCGAATTATAAATTTTTCTCCACTTTCTGTTGTGTAGACAGAATCGGTAGTAGTCATCACCATTGTGTGGTCGACGTTATTTATAAAACTTGGAAGTTTGGTTTTTTTAACAACAGGTTCTTTATCACTAGGAACTATGCGACTTTCAATCTGCTTAGCCTTTTCAGACTGAGCACCGTACAAATCTGGAGAAGATACAGAAGTGTCACCCTCTAAAACAGGCAGGTCTTCAATCAATACATCGCTACTTTGAACTGCCTTGGCAAAGTTTCTTCCGTCATCTAGTAGTTCTTGAGAGTGGTGAATAGGAGTGGCAGAGTGTCTGCGAGCAAACTCAAGAAGTGCTGTAGCGATACCTTTTCTTCTTGCTTCTGATGCAACCTCGACGTATTTGATAGTAGAGAAAGGCTTAGTTACATCGTAAAGGTCTTTCGAATACCACAAAGGTAATGCAGTTTCATCCCAAATGACGTTACCTTTGTAGTCAAGCACTTTTCTAACTTCACTGTATGAAATCTCTCCCACATCATCAGTTCCGTCAGTGATATCCACTCCACCACTAATCGTGAATGTTCCATCATCGTTAGGAAACTGAGTCTCTCGGAAATACATTGTGTAAGTTTTACCGTCAGGGGCGTCGTAACGGCCTTTCTGGTAAACATCTACGTAGCCTCCGTAATCTTCATTTACAATTGCTCTCTTATCGCCAACGTCAGCAATACGACTAATAATTTCTTCAGATTTTTTACTTCTCTTAGTAGACGCTTGGTCAGAAAGATTCTGTGTCTCGTCTACAAAACCAGTATCAACTAATTCAGGGCTACCCTTTTTTGACCAGCCGTCTACCTCTAGAACAGCACCTTTTCTAACCTGCTCATCAGCAAGAGTTAGTTCAGAATCTCCGCCGTCAAGCATGATTCCCAAAGCCATTGTTGTGTCGGTGTCACCTAAGATTGCTTGTTCTGCGGTGATTTTTCCGCTTTTTACGTCTTCTAGGATTTTTTTGTTAGTTACTCTGTGAGTTCCTCCACCCTGCATACGCTCTTGTGTCATAGTAAAGACTTCGTAGTAAGAGTTAGGGTTAAGTGGTCCGTATATCCTGCTAGCGTATGTGTTTCTAAAATCGTCTAGAATTCCAAGTTCGTCGCTATTAGGCTGGCCCGGAACCACACTTTCTAGTTTGCCAATAGGTCTAGCCTCGCCTCCAGCGAATCTTCTAGTCCTGCTGGTAAGTAGAGACCACTCAAGAGCACGAATTTCTGGAATCGCTGCCTCCAAAGCGTGCCCTATTTCGTGAGCAGCGGTCTCTTCAAAATCAAGTAACCCGTGAGTTGGATTGTTATTTTTGCTAATTTGAATATAAAGATTTCCATCAATAATTTGAAAGAAACCTCTTTTTGTAAAATTAGGGTCTTCAGTGTAATTTATAGAAACTTGAAGTTTACCGCTAGGAGTTTTTGCAATAATTTTTTCAAGCCTGTCAACCATCCACTTTGGGTAGCGACTTAAAGCAGAGCGAAATGCTACTTCAACTTGTCTTAGAGTTTCTTCATCTTCTTCTTGATTTTTAGTTTCTTCTTTTTCTCTACCAAGAAAACCTTTTTGCACTAAGTGACGTAGCGTGCCAGAAACTTCAAATATTTCTGAGCCATCTCCGCTGTACATTTCAACGCCAGACTCTTCAAGATATTTTCTGTATTCCCTTTGAGCAAACTTAGATAAGTCTGCATTCATCTCAGACTCTTCTGCTGACAGTAAATCAATACGTGCTTTTACTTCATAGCCCTCGTTTATTAACCGAGCGTATTCGCTATCAGGATACTTCTCTCTAATGACAGCAACAGCATTAGCCAGCGTGTCCCACTTGGCGTACTCTAATCTAAGGGTTTCATCAATGAGTTGCTGTATGCGGAACTCCCTCATGGCGGCATCATTATCAGGGAATTTTATTTCACCGCTTTGAACTGCTCTGCGAATGTCGCTAGCAATTTTCATTTTTATTTCGCCAGCACCGCCAAGATTTTTTTCCCACAGGTCACGCATGTGTGCTCTGAGTTCACCGTAAATCTCATTTTTCCTGTTTACAGCAGAACTTACTTCAATAAACTTTTCTGCCCAGTTTGGCCCATACTTTTCAACCATTGCAGAAGATATACGCTTCTTTACTTCGTTGTCTGCATCTTTATGAGTATCTAGCCAATTCTCGAACTCTTCTAATTTTTCTGGAGTGGGTACAATTCCAGTGCCCCCGACTGGGTCTGGAGTGGTCAACACAAAACCAGTACCGTACTCTTTAAACTTTCTAATGTCTGTACCCTGCCTATCTACAAAAGCCTTTGCAGATACAGGAGTAGGAATTCTTTTTGTTGCTTTTTTAGGTTCTGGTAAGGTCTCAGTAAAATTAGGTAGAGGTGGCGGAGACTGAGGTGCAGGTGCACCTTCAGGGAGTCTCGCTACTGGTTGCCTATCGGGTAATTCGTCTGGCGGTTCGGCTAAAGGCGTGGATACTGGAGGAGTAGAGTCTTTCGGAGGATTGCCTTTTCTACCAACTTCGCCATCAACTTCACGCTTAGGAGTTGCTTTAGCGTCAGCAGAAGTAGCACCTAGAGTTTGGCGAGTTACACCAATGTGGTCGTTGTATTCGTTACAGATACGAAGAGCGTCTTCGTGGTCTAGGTCAACAACAACACACTTAAGTTCAATAGGCTTGCCACTATCTATTTGAGCAAGAAGAGCAGATGCCCAACGGTGGTGGCCGTCAATAACATAACCGTCACGAGTAACGTAAAGAACTTGGTCATCCATACCAAACTTCTTACGAAGTTCAGGGTCTAGCCAAGAAGTTTTAATTAGACCAACGTTACCCATATCCATTTCGGCTTGAACTGGAGTCAACTGGTCTGGAGTCATAGTTTTGGCTTCAAACTTAATTCCAAGACGTCCAAGAGCAGCCTCGAAGTCCGCTTGGTCTTCTGGTGTGGAAAGTTGAGGCATCTTTCCACGCTCAGCACCTAGGTTGTTGTTTAGGTAGTTGCTGGTACCTTCCATCTTCATGTTTGTAAGGTCTACACCCATGTTGCGGTACTTGCGGTGGAGCATTTTCATTTCGTCTGTAGTTAGAGGGTCTCCACTCTTACTGTTGATGAAGTCAAGCAACTCTTGAGCACGTTCTCTGCTTAGAGCCGCTGGATTTATTGCACGTCTTAGTCGGTTAGCCTGAGAAGTAGGTAGACCTTGCAGAGCACTGCTCAAAGCACGAGCAAGACGTGAACGACCAATTGCATTGTCGTCAGGCCCGATAAACTTTCTATCTTCCATCGCAATAGTTACAGCATCTATTGCAACTCGTTGGTCAACCTCAATAAAACCACCATCAAAAAGAGCCTCGTAAGCCAACTGAGGGTCAGTGATATCTCTTTGTACTTCACTGTCATTTACTTCGTTAGCGTCCCAGAAACCATCCTCGTGGTCTGGGTGGACATCAGGTCTAGGGTCAGCGTCAGGAGAATACTTAGGGTCAAACTCTACTTCTCTACCGTTGCCGTCTAGAACTCTGTTGTTATCTAAATCTCTAATACGTCTGTTTTCTGGAGTCTTATCAGAGTCTTTTAAATTAGCATCAGGAATACGAATACCGTCTGCATCTGCGTACCACTCAAGTAACGCTGGGTCTACTGGTTTACCATCTGCACCAATGACATTAGAAACGTCAGGGATAGGGAAAATTTCTTCTGAAGGCTTTTTAACTTCTGGTCTAGTAGGTTTTGGCTGAGCAAGAATCTCTGCTTCTGAACGTTCTTTTTCTTCAGGAGTTGGAGCAGACTTAATGCTTTTTTCTTCAGTTAAATGTTCTGCTGCATCTAGTAGTGCTTCTTCTTTAGTTCTAGATGTGATAGTTCTAGAAGGTTTAAGATTTTTTTGGTCTTCAGCATTGTCATAGAACTCTGCAACATACTGACCTCGGTAGTCTCTAGTGATTCTTGCTCTGTCAGCGTTGACATCTTTAGGAATGTAATAAAGTCTGCCGTTCTCGTATTCTTCAAAGTCAGAAGGTAGAACAACATCTTTCTCGTCAACGTAATCTAAGCCAGTTTCTTGCTTAAACTTTTTAATAGCCTTACGTCTAGGATTTTCTCCTCTAGGCATAGCCAACTCGCTAGCCTCGGCCATAGCCTGAACGTCTTCCCAGTCCTGAGCGTATCCAATGACATCTGGCTCAGTGTTACGCTCCCACGGTGCTGGCTGGCGAGTAACCTCGAATATGGGCTGGTCAGGCTCCATTTCCGAAGAGCCACTCTTAAATCCTCTAACTTCTGCACCGTCGGCAACTTCTCTATCCATATCGGCTTTAGCGTCGCCGTGCTTTTCTGGTTGGAATCTTCTAACGGTATAGCCACCATTGCCATTGGCATTGTTTCTACTTCTGTAAGTAGAAAAAGGAGTTTTGTCGTCTGAAGGGTTTACTTGCTCAAAAACTCCTTGAGGGTGGTCACCATCTGGAGCATCGCCCCACATCTCACGCTCTTCACGTGAATCTACTTTTTGGTAAGCCTTCTTATCAAATCTTTGGGTAGAACTTTGTAGGTCACCCCAACTCTGGTAGTAACCAATTAGTGTAGGTTCGTCGCTATCAAATTTGTCTTTGTCTTGAGAATTTAGAGGGTCAGTGTAAAGTTCGTAAACAGGGTACTTAGGGTCGATTGCACCTTTCTTACCCAAGCCTTTAACTTCAACGTCTTTGTTCTTGCTAGTTTCTTCATAAGAAGGAATGTCATTTACATTGTTGTATTGACGTACGCCATAACCATCAGCAGCGTTGAATTTTTTAGTGTGCTTCTCGTCTGGGTTTAGAGGAGTAGCATCTACTTCCCAGCCGTTAGGTGCGTCTACTTTTTTTAAGTCTTTAGCGTCTACAGCATAGCCACTAGCGTATGTAGCAGACTTAGGTCTTACGTTTTTCAGCAGTCCACGCAAGTTGCGAATGAAGGCTCTAACGCCAGCAACGTTCTGCGTCTTCATGCGATAGATGCCAGTACCTAATACTGGGTCATCAATAAATTCGACGTCGAAAGTGTCGCTATCGGTGCCAACGCCTACGAAGCGTCCAACAACGGATTGAATAAATCCATTAGCAAGTCTAACGAAGGCTCTAGCACCTCCGCCCATAAAGGCAAAGCGACCTAAACGGTCACGTCGTTGGAGTTTAGCCCTCGCCGAGCGTTCTAAAAAAGAGTTCCCCCCACCAAATGGGTTACCAGCAGCAGTTACTGCTAGCACCACATCTTTAGGGACATCCTTGATATCGGCTGACTCTAAGCGAGCGACCAAAAAGTTGTGTTCAACGCTACCTGGCGAGGTTAGGTAGATTGACGCAACGAGAGGTCTAAACTCTTCGCTTATTCTTGGGTCAGCAGATACCCATTCGCTCTCCGACAAAGCCCTAGTTCTGAGAGATACCTCAGAAGGGTTTGTGGAAAGTGGGTGTCCAATTGGTAGTAGGTCGGTGTGGCCACCAGCAACTACTGGCTGGTGTCCGTTGATTGCCATGTTTAAGTAATCGGCAAGTTCTCTTTCAGCAGCGAATACACGTTGGTGAACGTCAGACACTCCAATGGTCTTGTAAAGTGAACGCTCAACTACGTCCATTGCAGTTCTCTTTAGTACCTGACGTGCTTCTGGTACATCCTTGTTGGCTGAAGCCAGCATGGTTGTAATCATCTCAGAAAGAGTCTGCTTTGGTGTGTATGTTTCACCACCAATCTCGGTGGCATCAACAGGTTGCCCGATTAACCAGTTAATCGGGTTCTGTTCGTTATCTAGGTCTGACAACTTACTTCCTTACATTAAGTTCGGTGAAACGACTATTGAATCTGCACCAATGGTTGTGCCAATCTGCCAGTTCAGTTTCTGATGCTGACTGATTCTTCCTGCTAGGAAGTCTGCAATACCCTGCTGGTGGCATGAGTTAGCAATGTCAAACGCTTCAACCAAGTAGTTAAGAATTTTTCCATTAGCGTCATACAAAGAAGCAGACATAGCAATAGGGTCATAACCTACTGGACGTGCTTCAATGCAAGTAAGACTTAAGAAGTCTTCTAGCAAGAAGGGGGCGTCATAACCTAGAGTACGTAGTGCTTCTGCGGTTGGGTCAATAGCACTTTCAGCGTCTTCGTAAATTTTGCCAAAGAACTTGTGGAACTGATAAAACTCAGGACCTCGAACGTTCCAGTGGTAACCCTGAGCAAGAAACTTATAGATAACGTAATCCGAAAGGATACACATAAGTTTTTCACCTAAGGCGTCTTTGGTTTTTCCACCATCTGACATGTCGTAGTTATGCAATTTATCTCCTAGATATTTATTTGAGGTTCGGCTAAGGCAGGTGGGGCCTGTTCAGCAGGTTGGGCAGGGGCTGGCTGTTCAACAGGGGCAGGAGCGGTAGGCTCTGCTGGTGCTGGAGCAACAGGTTCTTCGGCTGGAGGCATTCCACCCTCAGCAGGTGGAGGTCCACCTTGAAGCATTTGTTCTACACCTTCAGGAACAGGTGCAGCAGAGTTCTCTTGAGCAAGTTGGCGAACCTTAGCCATAACTTCTGGAGCAACTGCGTTAAGCATTGCCTCAGTAAGTTCAGGCGTGATTACACCCTTCTCAACGAGCAGACGTAGAGCCAACTCTGTTGGAGAAGGGGCCTCTGCCTCAGAGAATCCGTGAGTCTTACGCCAAGTCTCAAGGCTAATCGCCATCTTCTCGAAACCCGAGTCTGCATCCTGTGCACGGTCGTTGCGAGTTGCAACAGCAGTTGGGTCGAACCAGACAACAATGCGGTCAACTTCGCTAGGTTGGAAACCGTTAGCAAGTAGATACGGACGTAGGTAAACAACAGTAAGAGCGTCTGCAATCAAGAGCATCAAAGGCTCAATGTGTGCCTTGTAAAGTGACTCGTCAATCTGAACAGCGTTTGAGTACTTAACGTTTGCAAGACCTGTAACGATGTCCTTAGGAACGTCTATACCTTGCATGATTCTCTCAAGCAC